ATGAGCTTTTATGAAAAAAACAAAAATAAGATTAAAGAAGGTATGTTTGGTGAGGAATATGTAAGATCTTTATTTATAAAAGATAGGATTCCTTTTTTTCAAGCCGATACTATTTTTAAAATAGAAGATACATGGTGTTTGGGGGAAATAAAATATCAAGAGATATTTGAACCAGGAAATAATTTTAGTCATTATGGGCATGGTTTACCAAAATGGCAGGTTGATGCGAGATTAAGCCTTTACGAAGATACAGGGATACATCCTTTTCTTTTTATTGTAGAAAAAAGTAACAAAAAATATGCACATAAAACTTTATTTTATAATAGCTTAGTAGCAATTGAAAGAATATGCTTACCAAATTGTGAAGGTACTATATATTATGATACTCAAGGTAAAAAGAAAAGACGAGTTTATAATGTAAAAAATTTCTTCGTCTATGAGGGTGAAGATTTAGAAGAAAAAATAAAAAGAATATTAAAAGAGGTAGAAGATTGATAGATTTAGTATTAGAATTCAAAAGTGATAACGAGGATTATTACAAAATTACAGTTACTGCCGATAAGAGTTTAGAGGGCACTTTCAATAATATAAAAGAGGCATCGGAGGTATTAATATCAAGTGTTTGGTTTTATATTGAAAAAGAATATAAAATACATTTAGACATAAAAAAAGTACAAAATTTATTAAGGGAGTTTAATAATGAATCCTAAACATGTAGGAAATAAGTTTGAGCAATTTATAGAACTTCAACTTAGAGATTATTTAGTAACAGGAATTGCAGAAATAAAAAAAGAAAATGATAGTAGAAACTACAGGAAAAAATTAGGGGCTGATCTTTCTGGAGGTACTCGTATTTTTAAAAATAATGCACTAAAAAACTATACTTATATTGCTATTGAATTAAAAACTACAGGAGCACATTTTTTAAATATTAAACAAAATATTAAAGAAAATCAATTAAATCATTTAAAAAGAACAGTAATAGCTGGCGGTATAGCTTTCTATTTAGTTGAATTTAGAAAGTTTAACAAAATAGTTAGATTAGATATAACAAAAGAAGAAGTAAAAAATGAGACAAAAGAATTAAACTGTTTGTTAGGTTATGTTAATCAAAATATGACAAGTATTATGTATGAAGATATTAAAAATAAATTTATAAACAAAAAAATATTTGAAGCAAACATCTTACCAGTTGATTTTCTTGAAGTTGGAAATACTATTTATCAAGATTTTTATAAATTAAATTTATTAAGGATTTAATAATGGGTACAAATATAATAGGTCATATAGAACCAGCAATTGGAGAATTTCCAATTGTTTATAGATATATTGTTGATACAGATGGTATTGCTTTTATAAAAAGAGTTTATCATTATTCAATATATCTACCTTCAGGTAGAAAGAATTATGAAGAAGTGCTCTCTTATCAAATTGTTTATAAAAAATTAAATAATGTTTTATTAAAACATTTTGAAACTCCTCTGCCACCTTGGGGTGATATACCTTATCAAAAGTATTTTCTTTTTATTACTTATGGTATTTCCTCACTTACCTCCCCAACACAACAAGTAAGTTTTTTTAATGGTGATGAATTTATTAAAATCAACGACTGGAACATAATAGAAAAATTACATAAAATAATTATTCAAGATAATTAAAAAAATACTTGACTTTTTATAAAACTTTTATTATGTTTGTAATATATGTTAAAAACATTGGAGGTAATGAAATGAAAAAAGAAAGTTTAGCTTTTTTAGAAAAAAAAGGTGTTTTATCTTCTTATAAAGAAAATGATAATTTTATTAGTGTTGATATTATATTAAAAAATGATATTTTTTTACAAATTATTATTGATGAAGAAGATGTAACTTGTGTAATTAATAAAGATAGTAATGAAAATTTTTGTTTAGGGTATGATATACTAGGTAGAATGCAATGTAATTTGATTACTTTAGTAAAAATAAACTTTTTTAGTATGGAAATTTATATAACAGATGAAAATATCAAAGATGAAGATGAACTAATAGAACATATTGTTAATGCTTATTCTGCCGAATGGGTAGAAACTGAAGGTGAAATTGAACCTAGCCCAAATGGGGGAAAAAGGTTTTTAGCGGAAAGAGATAGAGGTTTTGTTGAAGGAATAAAAAATTTTGAAAAATTTGTTGACGGATTAATCGGAAATTAAAAATTAATACCCCCTTAAGATTATATAACCCCTGTATCGTAAGAGCAGGGGTTTTTTTATGCTCTTCTTTTTTTAAAATTTGACAGTTTCTTTATAGAATTCGATAATACATATAGAAAGAGTTTAAGGAGTTTAATTTGTCGAATAAAGAAGAAACAAATATAACTACTGAGGATACCTGGAAATTCATTAAAAATGATTTTGTTTTTGGTATTGATAAAGAAAGAGAAGATGGCACAATGTTTAAATACCATCCAACTGTTGAAGAATTAGCAAAAAAATATAAAATAAAAATTAAAGATTTACAAGAAAAAATTAATTTAAATAATTGGTTACAAGAAAAAACTTATGTAATAAAAAAGACAGAACAAATAGAAACCCTTAAAAAAGATGATAACCTGCTTTATTTTGTAGATGAGGTAAATATAAGTTTAATTGATTCATCTACAGATTTAATCAAACTATTATTAAATAAAATAAGAGGATCTATTTTAAATGATGATAGTAGAGGTGCAGATAATTGGTCTAAATGTTTAGCAAGACAATACGATATAATTACAAAAGCAATGAATGAAAGTATTTTTATTAAAGATAAATTAAATATTCAAGATGAAATAATAGATACAAATACACAGATAGATGAAAAAACTTTAGCAAAGTTTTTAAAAACAGAGTTAGAAAAACAAGGTATTCCTCTATCTAAAATTATAGATGCCAATATATCCGATTATAAAATAGATGAGGATGAAAAGGGTAATAATGAGTGATAGTAAAGAAATATTAGATAAAATAGTTAATAAGATTAAAATATCACCAACAAAAACAAAAGCTATATATACTATGTTACGAGAGAAGTGTTTAGACGACTTCTTTTATTTTGCCCATGATTTTATGAATATTAAAAGTTTTGAAACAGGGAAAAAAATTATATGGGAAAATCCTCATAAAGAGGTTTGTGATTTATTAACAATTCTTGATAAAAATGTAATGATTTTATTACCTAGAGAATTTGGAAAAACATTCTTAGCCGAACTTTTTATTATATGGTATAGTATTAAATGCCCTAATAAAACAATCCTACTTTTTTCTCAAACGTCTACAAAAGCAAAAGAAATTTTAACTGCGGCTAAATTAATTATGAATACTCATAATGATTTTAAAGCAGTTTTTGGAGAAGATATTTTAGCAAAAAGAAGAAATACAAAATCAGAGCTATGCTTAAAAGCAAGAACAACTACCGATAAAGAGCCTAATGTTTTAGCTTTTGGTATTGAAACTTCGTTACAAGGTTATAGAGCCGATTTAATGATTTTTGAAGATATTATTGGAGATACATATCCTAATTCTGACGCAGTTAAAAGAGATATAGATAATATCTTTTTTAATGCAACAGTTCCTTTATTGAAAAAACAAGGGCAAAGAATATACATAGGTACCAGATGGGATTATGATGATATACCAGGTCAAATCATAAGATCTAGTAGATTAAAAAAGAAATGGGAAGTAATCTCAAAATCTATCGAAAACTCAAAAGGGGAGAGTGCCTTCCCGCATATTATTTCTAATAAACAATTAAATGTTATTAGAGAAACAGTTGCATCAAATGCCTATTATTCATCTCAATATTTAAATCATCCAAAAAATAGAGGGTCAGCTACTTTTAATGTAGAAAAATATTTAAGTGAGTATGCTTATACGGAGTTGCCTCCGTTGAAGAAAACTATTATGGCAGTTGATTTAGCATATTCCACAACAGGCAAGGGTGATGATAGAGCTATTGTTGTTATTGGTATTGATGCTGAGGGTTACATTTACTTAGTTGATGTTTATAATGATAATAAAATTAGTACTACAACATTATATTTTAAAATAAAAACAATGTATAAAAGATGGAAACCCAGTAAAGTATTAGTTGAAACTAATAATGCAGAGCCTATTTTTAATGACTATAAAATGAAATCTTTTGATAATAAAGATTACATACCTTTTATAGGAGTACATCATGATTCTCATAAAGAATCAAGAATAGAAAATTTAGAATGGTTACTAGATAGTGGTATATTAAGGTTACCTGCAAAATCTATCTATGTAGCAAATAAATATATGAGAAAGTTGATTGATGTTGAGATGGAGTTTTTTGCAAGAAACTCCAAGAACAAAGACGATTCATTAGACGCCCTTGAAACAGCCTGTAATGAAGCTAAAAAAGTTAGAAAAGTTTTAAATTCTACAGTTTCTATAATTGAAACTAGAGATTATCATGGAGAAATGTGGTAATGAGTGATGTTACTTTTGAAGTAGATGAGAATTATAAATTAATTCCATTAAATAAAATAAAACCTAATAAATATAACAATAATGTAATGAGTAAAGAAAAATTTGATATTTTAGTTGAAAATATCAAAACTTATGGATTTGATGAGCCTATAATTCTTACTTATTTATCTCATGGGAATTATGAAATTGTAGATGGAGAACATAGATACAAAGCAGTAAAGAAACTAGGTTATAAATACATACCAGCCAAAATAAAGCAGTTAAATGAACTTCAAAGAAAGTTACTTACTCTTTCTTATAACAAGTTACGAGGATCGGATAATCCAGAAAAAACAAAAAAATTGCTTAGAGATATTAGAAATAACTATGATATTACTGAAGATGAGATAGTAGAAGTTACTGGCTATTCTCCTTTAGAATTAAGATTGTATTTAACAGAGCCTAGAGAAGAAATAAGTCTTAATTTTGAATTAGAAAAACAATTTTATAATACAGATTTAATTCAAATTGAAATTGATAAAGATAATAGAAAATATAATGAAGGAGATATATGGAAATTAGGTAAAAATTACTTATTATGTTATAATTCTGCTAATGAAACACACATTGAGGAAATAAGTAATATAATACCAAAAGCTAATCTAATTTTAATTGATATACCCGTAGATTTAATTGAAAATATAAAAGAAAATCAAATTACTGTTTATATAAAAGGTATTTTAGATTATTTAACAAGATTAGTAAAAAAGAAAAATAATTTTTTATTATTAACCTCACATAATATTATAAATAAATCTTCAGGTCATAAGTCTACTTATAGTTACTATTTAATTGAATACTTGAAAAAATTTTACAAATACAAAAATTCGATAATAATAATAGAAGATAATGGCAAACAATTTGGAGAGTTAAGTAATGGATTTTTCACAATAGATGTTTTTCAATATAGAGATTCACCTATTTATACAATACAAACGATATACAACGATAATGATATGAATATATTACTACAAGAAAAACATAAAAATATGAGAGACAATAAAGGCTTTAAACCTTTATTTAATGTGTTGAAAAGTACAAATGAAGTAAATAGAAGTCATAACAAGGCTTTAATAAATACATTCACGATTGAAAACGATATAGTATTAGAGTTTTATGCTAAAAATTGTAATAATCTTTTAGCCTGTGAAAACACTAAAAGAAAATATATAGGAATTGTAAAATCTCAAAAGGATTTAAAAAAGATGATTGGTTTTTGGGAAGATTATACCAAAAACCAAGCCGAATATTATGGTAAAGGAGAAATAAATGATAGAAATTAACCAGCCTGTCAATATTGTATCTTTCATTACCTCAACTTTAGTTGGAAGTGAAAGAGGGGAAATAGTAATACTAGGTAAAGATAAAAGTGTAACTATGGTTGTTACTAAAACTTTAGCAACTTCTGCATATACAGACTTAAACACTTTAAATGCTATAAATGAGGAAGATCCTGTTGATGATCAAGGGGCACAAAAAACTGCGGATCCTTCAACAAGGTTTACTGCAAGTTACATTGGTTTTGATAACTCGAATGACATGTACAATACAGTGATGGTAGTAAAAAAAGGAACACAAGATTTCTTGAAAGTTAACTTAAGATCAATGATAAGAGAAGATATGTTGAATGCTTTAGATAAAATTCAAAATATTTAAAAATAATTTAATGGAGTTAATATGAGAGCATTAGAAAAAATAATTTATCATAGAATTCCTAGTTCACAAGTGCTCAATGTTGATTATACTGTAGATAGATTAGGTACAAATCAATTAAGTATAATGTACGATAGTGGAAGTACAATAATACAATTTGACGATACAGAGTTTGCTACATTTAAACAAGAAGTAGCCGATATGAATCAATACTTTATGTTACCAGAGGTTACAGTTTCATCTTCTTCGGTAAGTTATTTAAATGATGAAGAATCATTTATAATTGATAGCAGTAATAAAGAAGGAAAAATTGAGGTATCAAAAGAACCTACTACAAATGCTCCTTATATTCTTATCCGCACAAGTCCGATAAGAAATTATAGTAGAATTATACAAATTTATTTAACAGAAGATCAGATAGATAAATTAGATGAAATTACTATTAGAGATATTCCTTTTGTATATGCTTCAAGTCTTTTTGTTACAGAAAACGCAAGTGTACAGCCTAACATTGTTTTTACATTAAACTCTGGGGAGTTTATAAATCTTGAAATACCCGCAGGATCCTTAGCAACTTTTAAAACGGAATGCCAGGATGAAGCAGATTTCTTAAATGATCCTCTAACCGTTCAAACTTCCGTATCCGTATCATCAAGAAATGTAATTTCACAAACTATTGAGGCAGATGCTATAAATACAGTAAGTGTAGGTCATACTTCATCTGGAAACCTTACATTTATTCAAGTAGTTGGTGAGGAAATACCCGATAAACTAAGAAGAAGTGTGTTTACTTTTTATTTACCTGAAGAGCTGTTCCTGGACTTAAATGACGAAGTCCAACTATGGACTTAAGGAGTTATTAATGACAAATATTAGAATAGATAGAAAAGATAATGCATTTGAGGTAAAAGGTAGAACAACCTCAAAACTGGAGTTAATTACTACAAATAGTGCTGTTATTAATACTAATGATCCGAATTGGTTATATTATAATGCAAGGGCATTATCTAAAGATATATTAAAAAGAGCAATATGGATAGATGTTACAAAAGAAGATGTATTAAAAAATAGTAAAGAAAAATTAATAGGAAAATTAGTTTTAGCGAATCACGAGAAGATAGTAGAGCATTGGGTAGGTAATGTAGTAACTACATTATGGGATGATCAAGGAACACCTCAAGGTATAAATGCAATAATTAAGGTACCTAAACCCCAATCGGATTTCTCAACAGATTTTAATAGGGATATTATAAAAGGATTAGAAGCAGGTATAATCAATTCTTTTTCTGTTGGTGTGGAATGGAATATAAAACCCTCGCATCCCGACTTATCATTAACAGAGTTTTTTATGAATCAAGGTAAAGAAATCGATAATGAAGTAGTAAGATTAGTTGTAAATGATATATATGATTATAATGAGCTTAGTGTTGTTTACGAGGGTTATGATGCAAATGCGAAAGTTAATAATAGATTAACTCTAGGAGAGCATGTTTTTGGAAACAGTGAAACTGTAGAATTAAACAATGCAACTGAAATAAATAATTATATGAAAGAGTTTGCTTTAAGCAACAAAAAAGTACAACTCTTTTTCAATACTAACAAAGGAGGCAATCAAATGAATGCCGATACAAAAGACCCTGCTGTAGAAAACGATGCGAAAAAAGAAGCAAACTTAAATGATGAGATAGAAACTAAAATAGAAAACAAAGAAACTAAAAATGAAGTAAAGCTATCTAATGATAATGATGCATCTTCTACAGAGGAAATTAAAGAAAAAATTGAAAATTTATCGGACGATAAATTCGATAATAATAATGAGATAAAGGAGAATTTCCACATGGAAAAGAAAAATAATTTTGATGTGCTTGAAAGACAGATACAGGAATTGAGCAAACAAGTACAAGCTCAAAAAGAAGCTAATGACGAATTGAAGAAAAAAAATGTTAATTTGCAAACAAAAGTTACAGAGATAGAAAAAGAAAAAAATAATTTAGAAAGCAGCCTAAAACTAACAAGTTACAGTACATTCAAAGAAAAAGCATTAAGAGACGGGTATATAACAAAAGCACAGTTATTAATGGAAGAAGATGGTACAGAAAATCTGGAAACACTTTATAAATCTTTTGATGAAACACAATCATCTTTATTTAGACAATTTGTTTTTAGATCCGCCTTACCTACAATGATAGATGAGTTAAATAACAAATCTTCAGTACAAGAAAATGATATAAAAGAGAAAACAGATTTAAATAAGCAAGAATGGTTAGCTAATTATATAAGAGATTTGGCTAAAAAGAATAATGTAGATCTACAAAAAGTATATTCTACAGATCTTTATAATCAATATTTAGATCAAGCAGAGAATGCTTGGGAAGAAAGTAATTCATAAAAGAAAACAAGGAGTTTAATTAATGGAAACTAGAGATTTAAACGAAGTCCTCATTCCACTTACAAATAGAGCCATAGCTACTCTCTTTAGAGAAATGGGTGAAATATTTACAATAGCTGTGCCTAGTGTTCTTGATGATGTAGGAGTTCAAGTACCTAAGTTTACAAGAGGACTTGATTTATCAAAAGTTGATACTTTAAGAGCTGATGGGGCACCTCCCCAAGAAATAAGATCAGATTTTAAATTTGGGGATATTGAGTTAAAGAACCATGCTCTTTTTGAACCTATTGATAGAAATAGACTAATTAGATTAAATAAGATACAAAGGTCATCCGAAAGTTATATTGTTAATAACTTAACAGATGGTTTAATGTATAATATGCATGCGGCTTTGAGTGCGGAAATATTTAATGATGATAATTATGATGATGGAACAGCTACTTATTATGGTATTCATGCCCTAGCAGGTGGTAGAGAATGGGATCAAGCAGCGGGTACAAATCCTCCCGATGACATCAAAACATTAAAAACAATTTATAGAACTAGACAGGGTACAAATCCTAGATACCTTGTTATGAGTCAAGATGTTATTGATTTGTTACAAGCAAATCATCATTATATGGCTTATTGGTCAGATAAGGTAGAGCCAGAGATAACTGAAGTTGCAATAGCTAAATATTTAAAAGTTCCTGAAGTTATAAACTTAAGTACATTAGCAGGTATAGATGGTAATTATACAGATTTCTATACAGATGTTTGTATGTTTGCTACAATTGAACCTGTAGGAAATGGAATTTATTTAGGTGATATAATTGGAAACAGAAGTGCCTTTAGATTTTATTTCTTAGATCAAAATTCTACAAAGATACAAATAGATCCTAATTCAAGAACAAAACCTACTCCAGCTGAAGCTATCTATAACAATAGATTAATCTTAAAATTCTGGGAAAAATGGAATGAACACGGATTTGCTAAAAATGTTTATGCTACATGTGATTGGAGTTTAGACGTTGCTAACAAATGGGGCTTAGCAAGAATAGACAACTTACATACATAAAAAAAATTAATTTTAATTTTTAAATTGGAGGCAGAAGTAAATGGAGGAAACTAGAGGTTATTGTACTTATAACGATATGTTATATAGGTTTAATGATGAGTTACTTAACTTAACTTCTGCCGATTCTCTTACTGAAGATGATGAACAAGTTATAAGAAAATGTATCTCGGATGCTACCGATGAGATGGATATGGATTTAGATATGCTTTATGATGTGGATTATTTAAAAAAGATAAGGCATAAACAACTAATAAGAATATGTTGTAATTTAACATATTATTTTTTATTATTAAGGAAGCAAGGGGCTACTAGGGAAGAAAAAGAATATTATTATGACAGTAGCAAACTAGATCTATCGGATCTTGCTTCTAATAAAAAGAAACTAAGAGGTATTCCTCGAAGATACAATTACAAAAGTAACAACGTTTCCTATATTTTCGATAGAGAGAAATTTACAGAAGGTACTTTACAAAGCTGGGAAAATATTACAGAGGAGAATAGCTATTAATGAAAAAAGACTATATAATTGACTTTAATAATTTACAATCTCATACAACTAATAAATCTACCAGCAATTTTAAAGTACCTTCTGTTTATACTAAAAAAAGACGAAATGTTAAAGAATTAAAAAGAAAAGCAAGAGAATATGTTGATACTCTTTATGAAACTGAAGTTATACCATATAAAGAAAACCTTGATTTATTTAGGCGTGGTGAGTTTAAGATGCCTAATAATGTTTTTGAATTAAAAAAAAGTTTATATATGGATGAAACACAAAGATTAAAAGAAATAAAAAAATGGATTGATAGAGTTTTTTATGATGAAATAATCAAAGATGAGTTATTTTATGGTAATAACCAAGTTTTAGATAATATTAATGTTAATATTAATACAGGTGATACAGGATTTAACATTAATGATGTTAATTTTTGGGAAAAGTTAGTTAGAAAAGATACACATATATCCGCAGCAGTTTACTCATTAGTTGATAGTATTATATCAAGAAGTTGGGAAGTCATTCCGTCAATATCCTCAAAAAAAGGTTATAAAGTAGCAGATTTTGTTGATAATGTTTTAAGAGAAAAGTTACCAGATTTTGCTGAAGCTATTGAAACAATGGCTTTTTCTATTGTTCCAGGGTTTTCCGTTCAAGAGATTGTTTGGAGTAATGTAAAAGGTGATATTATTCCAATTAACCTCTTGAATTGTAATCCCGTTCATTTTGGATTTGATTTGAAAGGTAATATGTATTATGAATCGGGTATAGGTGGAGAAAAAAAACCTTTACCTAGAGGAAAGTTTTTAGTTCACGCTTATAGAGGTAATAGGTTAAAACCTTACGGCGAAAGCATATTAGGTGAAAAAATCTTTTGGATGTATTATTTTAAAAGAATGGTATGGAGATTTAGATTTAGGTTTTTAGAAAGATTTGGAAATCCGATTATGATACATAAGTTTCAAACAGAAGATGAAAGAATACAAATGTTTGAGGCTTTAAAATATATGGCATCTAAGGGAGCTATTCAAGTACCAGAAGGAAGTGAAATAACCGCTGCCGAAGTTATTAGAGATACTGAAGATTTTAAACATGCTATTGATGACTTAAATAGGGAAATAGAAATAGCAATTGTAGGGCAAACTGCAACTATGTCAAGAGAGAATGGTGGTAGTTACGCTAGTGATTATATTAGGCAAGATCAATTCTATAATAAATCAAGTTCTTTATTAAAGAGTATGGAAGCTACTATAAACAACTATTTGATAAAACCTATGGTTAAAATGAATTTCCCACAGGAAAAAAGTTTTCCTACTATCGAATTTGATAAAAATGATGATGTATTAAAAATTAAGGAAACAGAGAGAGATTTATCAATTATTAGACAAAATTTACCTTATCCTGTTGCTTATTTATTTAGAAAGTTAAAAATACCTATTCCTAAAGATATGGATATTAATTTAACAACAGGAGCTTATTATGATAAAGATAGAAATATATTAGGTGGATTACCGCCAGAATTAAGACATCAAATTAGAGATAGTACTTTAAATGATCCTAGATTAGAAGATATAGGAGCTACTAAAGAAACACCTAAATATGATAGTGAAATAGAGGATGAGGATGATCCAGATTATATTAGACAAAAAGAAAAAGAGAAACAAAAAGAAAGAGCTCAACAAATAACTAAAGCACCTGGGGAAGCCAAAAATATAAAAGGAAGTAAAACTTCAGAGCAAAATAATCCTAAAAACGGGAAAAAATAAGGAGAATTGAATGGCAGAGAAAAATGAAATGGCAATCAAATTAGATAGTAAAATTGATTTTGCTATATTAAAAACTAAGATTGCTCAAAGTAGATTAAAAGATGATAAAAGAATAAAAGATATTATCGAGGCATTGGAAAATAAAAATAGTATACCTTTTGAAATTACATATAAAGAATATACCTTTATAACTCAATTGGCATCAACTTGTAAAAAAACTAACATAGATAAAGTAAGGGAACATAAAAAAGTAATAAAAGAAGAAGAAAAAAATGAAATTAAAAAAGATAAACCTAAAAAGAAAAAGAAAAAGAAAAAAGAAAATGATAATATAGATGAATTCGATAATATTAATAAAGATACGGAGGAATAGAAGAAAATGGCTTATACATATAAAAGTGTTATAACAAAAAGTCCTGCGGTAGAAGTGAAAACTGAAGTAGCAGGAGGAACTTTAGAAAAATTTACTTTTGTAAAATATGATGCAAATGGTAAAATAGTGGTGGCAGTTACTGGTAATAAATCTATAGGTATTGTACAACAAGATGCTGTTCTAAATGATGAGGTTTCTATTATTACAAGAGGAGAATCTTTCATGGCAACAGGGCCAGGAGATGTTTTTACAAAGGGTGGTAATGTTACTGTTAATGCCACAGGTAAAGGTAAAGCCCCTTCGGCAGGACAACCTGCTGTCGCCGTTGCTTTAGAGGATGTAGCCGTTGCAGGTGAATATTATATAAAAGTTGATGTAATACCTAGTATATAAGGAGTGAATAAATGAAATACTCAAAAAACCCAGTAATTCAAATGAAAACTGGAAAAGTAGCAACAGAAAACATTGGAGAATGTTTAGCATTAAATTACGATTTTGATTTGCCCACAGCACCAGGTTTACCTGTTATAGGTATTACACCATTAGGTGGTATTTATAAAAATCATGCTATTAGTGTTATTAGTTATGGAGAAGCTATAGCTATAGCCGATGGTGCCATAACAGAGGGTGATCTTTTATTTGCTACAACTGATGGAAAAGTTAGTACAGTAGCGGCGGCAGAGATAGCTTTTGCGAGAGCTTTAGAAACTGTTGCCGATGGGGAAAAACTAAAAGTGCTAGTTTTTAAAAGAGGAGCATAAGGAGTTATTAATGAGCGAATACAATAGTAAATATCAACCTGTAGAAATCATAACAGCAGGAATAGCCTCAACGGATATTAACCAGGGCTACAATGTATTAGATGACGCTACAGAAGGATATGTAAAAGTATGTGATGCAGCAACACCTCCCCCTACGAAAGGTGTAGTAACAAAAGATGTAAGAGCTGGAGATCCTGTGCCTGTTATTAGACAAGGCGAAGCTTACGGCATAGTAGAAAGTGCCTTAGCTAAAGGTGAGGCTCTAACACAGACTGCGACAGGTGGTTTTGATGTTGCAGTAGGTATTGATGATACAATTGCATATCTTTTAGAAGAATGTACAGATGCTGGTCAATTATGTAAAATTAATATGATAGTATCGGAAATACCACTACCAGTATAATGAGGTGTATATATGAATGTTAGCAATGAGGCAACAATAAGAATACCTAAAGATGAGTATATTTATACTAAAAGTATAAGAAATAGATTAAAACATTTAGTAGAAGATATTATGGGTTATGAGGTGATTGACGAACAGGCATCGCCGAATGTTGGGGCTAACAAAGTAAGAATATATTTTGAAAGAGACTCCGATGAGGGGCTTCACGAATATAGAGGATACTATGTAATAGTGTTTTATATAGATAGAAAATTAACAGATAGCCAAAGAGAGGCTAGGGCTCGAGGTTTTTATCAAGAATTCAAAGATACTTTGTATTTTAATAGAAATAACATTTATGCAGTACAAAAGATTTCTTTTGTAGGTACTATGTTTATTGATATGAAAGTTAAAAACCTTGAGGGTTTCAAAATCCTTTATGGTATAACGAGTAAAGGATAATAAATAAAAGGAGAATATAGAGTATGTCTTGTGTAACAAAATACAAGGGTTTTAAAGTTAAAGACCTACAATACAACAATGTCGGTACTTATATTAGAGGAATTGAAGATGACGGTGCGGGCGGAGAAAACCCACCTTTCGATATATCTTTTATAGATTTTGGATTAGACACAGATGAATTAGATTTGACAGATCCAGGTATTACTAGTGGTATATATGTGTCAAAACAAGCAGCAGTAGTTGTTTCATCTTCAAGAAATCTTTATAGATGTAGAGCATGGGTCAATATGAATACTTTTGACGGTGCCGCAATGATAAAATATGAACAAGTGGATCATGCAACGGGATTAACTACAGCTTTGGTAACCACTACACCAAACGATGATTTTTCCGCAGGTTTTGTTGAAATGCCAGGATCATTGGAAAAAGCACAGGATCCATTAGGAACACCTGCAACAGATGGTTACCCATTAGAAATTGCTCATGATAATGGCGGTACTCAATTAAGCGACAGATTAGTACTAGAATTTGGAGTAAATAAGAGTTTATATACACCTTATTTACCTTTTGATCCTGCAAGTGAAGTTGATGCTGATGGATATACAGTTCCTTTGGGACATCTTTGTTTTTATGCAGAGTTAGAATCTTATATTAGAAGATTTGATTTACCACAGGGTTTTGCATCACTATTTGCTTTATTACCTTCATGGGAAGTTAATTTAGTAAGTAATATTGATTGTGTCGAAAGATCTTTAGGTAAATTAGAAGATACTATAAGTATGAACTTCAGTGTTACTACAGCAGAAAACAAATCTGGTTATCCTAAACTGTATCAATCCATTATTGTATCCGAAAGAAACAGTGAAATATCTGGAACTTTAAGTGATTTGGATCCTGCTATGTTTAGAATATTAAACAATTATCAAAAAGGATCTGCAGAAGATAGCACAGGTGCAGTTATAGGTACTCTTACAGATATGAGTACTACATCTACAGAATTACCTTCATTTGGTATTGTTCTAAGAGGGTGGTATCAAAGTGAAATTATGATAGAAGTTAGATTTCCAGCTTGTAAACTCTACACTGATGGTAATGTCGATGTTCACAATGTAGCAACAAGAGTTCCATTTATGATTATTCCAGTAGCAGATGGAACCATGTTTGTTGGTGGTAACAAAGGTCTATTAGTTAAAAAACCTATTGGTATAGGTATAAAAACTGTTTAGTTAAAAATAACCATTACTTACCTTTTTATAGAGTTATGAATAAATTCATAACTCTTTTTTTTCGATATATTTTATATTAATATATTAGGATAATAAAATAATGGCAAAAAACAAATTAAAATTTAAAACTATTATACAAGGATCTCCTGTAAAAGAGTTTCTAACAAATGTAAAAGATGTATCACCTACAGATGAAGATATTGATTTTGAGAAACCGATGCAAATTGAAGTTTTAATTGATGGTATTAAAGATAGATTAATATTTACAATAGACCAGCTTCCAGAGGCTTTATTTATAGATTTTATAGATAATTTTGCTTATATAAAAACAAATATACTTTCTAAAATTGATGAAATTGAAAAAACTATTGAAACGGATAAGGAAGAAAACAAATTAAAAGAAAAAGACAAAGAGGTTTTATGGGGGTCTATTGATAGAATAAAAAACTTTAGAAGTACTTTTTTTGGTCTTTTTGCTAAGTATGCTAAATGTAGAAACCCAGAGGCTATTTTAGATTCTTCTCTTTATTTCATATTAGAGGCAGAGTATAGGGATGAGATAAAATATACAAGTTATTATACTCTTTTTAGGGAATTGTATAATGTTAATCATTATATTATAAGTGATTTACTAAAATATAAAAAAGATTATATAGAAAAGAATAAAGATTCAATTTTAAAAAAATTATTTAACAAAATAATTAAAGCAAGTAAAAAGTTTTTAAAAGGTTATTTAACTATTAATGAATATAGAACTGAAGTTGAAAATACGGAATATAGGATTTCTCAAACAAAAGGTTTTGAAATGTTTTTTAAAGAAAAGGTTTTACCTTTATTTGAATCTTTTGAATTAGACTTTTTAAAGAGATTAGTTAATGATCTTTTAAATATTTATATTACTAAATTACTTTCACAAAGTCCTATTTATAAGTTTATACCAGTTTTTAAAAAATTGGTTAAATATAATACCTACCATGTAAAAAAAAAGCTCCAAACAGCTCATCAAGCGATATTGAATATGAGTCGTTCGACTCAACAGCAAACTATGAACTTTATGTTAGGCAAGAACTTGGTTACGGTCAAAAATGGAGATACACAGTCCCCAGAATTGCAATCCAGCGAGCAGTAGCAGAAAGATCATGGCACAATTATCAAATAAATAAAAATATGAAAAAACACCAGCCTAAATCAAAAAAAACAAATAATTCGCCAGTTGATAATAAGTTAAGTTATCCAGTTTAATACTTTTCGATAATTATAATAGATAATGAAATTACTATTATTAAGGAGAATATAATGGCAACTAATTTTATTTTACTAAGAGTAAATCAAGCTAAATTTGATACAATAGGTTTACTTTATAAAGTAAAAAATAAAACAAAAGAATTAATAGGACTTATTATAGAAGATGAAAAAAGAAAAGCTAAAGTTCCAGGTAAAACTCGAATTGAGGCTGGTACTTACGAATTAAGATTAAGACAAGAAGGTGGTTTATATAATAAATATAAAGCTAAAAGCGGTATTTTTTCTAAGGGTATGATTAATGTAGTTGATGTAGGTGCACCAGAAGGAAATTGGGAAATACATGAATCTGATGGTGATAAATGGGAATATGTTTTATTTCATAATGGAGTAGATCACAGAGATACGGATGGATGTCTTTTAGTAGGAACTCAATTAATTTATAAAGATGATTATAGTAATTTACAAAATTCTTTTGATGGCTTTAAAATTGTTTATAATAAAATGATTGATGCATTTGATGAAGGAAAGCCAGTTTATTTACAAGTTATAGATGAAGACAAAATAGATAATCTTTTTGAGGAATTTCCTAAAAAGAAGAAGAAAAAAAAGAAAAAAACAACAGAAGATGAAAACAACGAAGGAGAAAATGCTTTATTTGAAGATGAGGGCTAAAAATGGATGAATATAATTTTTTTTTAGACTTATTAAACTTTTTCAAAGATAATCAATTATTTATTCCCTTAGTTTTTGTAATACTTTTTATTTTTTTCTTTTTAATTATAAATGTAATAAGAAAAAAAAGTTTTATCAAAGGCTTAAAATCTTTAAAAAATATATTTGGAAATAGAAAGAAGAAAGCAATGGAAGATTTACAAGAGGTTATAAAAGAATTAAAAGATAAGATAGTTTCATTGGAAGAAAAAGATATAAATATAGAAGATAAGATTGCAGGAATAGATATTAAAATGGATACTTTGATTGATTCTATGAATCAAATATCAACATTGAAGTTAGAAGTAATGAAAACTATAGTTGGATGGTTTTTAACAAGAGTAAGTTGTAAAACATTTAGATTATTTGTAGATCATATCCAGAGTTTTGTAAATGACAATCAATTGCAATTTTCTAATTGTGTTAAAATTATAGTTGAGGAATTAAAGAATTATATAGAAGCAATGAAAGAACAAATGGCAACACAATTATCAAAATCAAATGATCAAATTTTAATTAAAAAGTTTTCTAAGTTTATTGATCAACGCTTTATACCAGTTTATGTAGATTATATAGAAAGCAGGCTTTTAGCTTTAAATCCTAAAGAGGGTATTGTATTAACAAAAAGAGATGTACAACAAATACACTCTTTTATTATTGGGTTTGCTGGAGATATTTTATCCCATTTACACGGTTTAGATGTATTAACCAATGGGCATAATATCAATAATGAGGAAGAGGAAGATGAATGAAAAGATTAACTATATTTGAAAAGATTTTTATTTTTATAATGGCTTTGCCTATATTTATTGTTATTGGGCTTATATCTTTTTTTAGTTATCTTATATGTTTAGGTAAAGATAAATGGATTAAAGTTCCTGTAAAGTTTTATTTAAAAACTTGGTATTTTTTAAATTCCACTATAATCAATCATTCATATACAAGGATAGAGGGATATGTAAAAAGCACTTTTGAGTTATCCTCTATGTTAAAAGTTCATAAGCCTCAAGTTAAAACTATTGAAGATGTAATAGCTATTAAAGAGATGTATTTTCCAATGAGGTTATATAAAAACGATCCTTTTAGAGGATTTATAGATTGGACATCTACTATAGGCGTGCAATGGTTTAGAATGCATATTTTAAATGAGATAGATGATTCTTTTGATTGTGATGATCAAGCAGAAAATATAAAAGAGTTACTAATTTATTATAAAATTGCTCCAGAAGATAAAATAAAAAAAGTAGCTATTGTTTCAAAGATCCCTTTTTTAAAAATGAGTCATTCTTTTGTTATAATTGAAACTTCAAAAGAATATGAAGTATTATCACCTTATCATTATTTAGGAGCAGTAAAAACTGAAGATGAGATTATAAAAAAAATGGAAGAATATTTTAATTTAATTAATTATTATAATTTTTTATTTATTCAATAAAGGAGATAAAAAAATGAATAAATTATTAAAGCAAGTAAATAAAAATATAGTTAAAGAATTTCATTCTATATTAAGAGATTCAAAAATAGAAAAAAATAGATTAATATATAACTTTTCTTTTAAAGAAAGAGAAGTATTAATAGAATTAAATGATGGCGGAGGAGACGATGGTTTAACTTTATCTATTGATGATATATTAGTAAGAACAGATTTACCTGTTTCTGGAGAAATATTTAATTATAAAGATATTAGAAAAAAAATACATAAATTATGTAGAAATTACTACGATAAACGTTTTTCTGTGTATGATATGATATTTGCAGATGGAGCTTATTTAATATTAGATAAAGAATCTTTTGATATTATTATAAAAGAGTTTAGAGAAAATGTATTAACAAAAGTTTTCTATCAATGGAGAAAATTTGATTGTGATGATTTTCAAAGATTATTCCAAGTATATGTTTATATTGTAGCTTTATTACAAGAATTTGATGGTGATGCGGGAATAGCAGTTTTTGGAATGAGATACTCATATACAAGGCATGATGGAGAAAAAGGTGGACATGCTTTAAATATTATTGGTATTGAAGATAAAATGTATGTAATAGAACCTCAAAATACATCAGTATATAAAGAAATTAATATTTTAATGGAAACTTATTATTTAAAAGAATTGAATATTAATTATATCGAAGGTTAATTATGATTAAAATAGATATAGATATAGACCATAGTCAAATATCTAAAGCCGAATCAAAAATATTTAGACTTATAAAATTCCTTAGTTCTTCTGGAAAAATAGATCAAAGAGCTAAAGAAGTTATTTTACAAGAATTAGGTGAAAATATAGTAGATCAAATAACAAGTAATGTAGATAATTCAAGAACAGGCATTAACGGTAAATCACCATTAGATATAAATGAAAGAAGTACTTTAAGAAAGAAAAGAAAATACGGTGAGAATAGACCTATGGTCGAACAAGATGGAGATTTTACGAGTGAAAAAAGAAATAATTATTTGATAAAAGTAGATGCAAAAGGATTAAATGTTACATTAACAGATTCAAATGTTAATTATAGGGGTATATCACCATATAGAAAATATACCTTAGCCTCAATTAAGGGCGAGCAACATGGGAAAAATTACAAAGATATTGATATTTCAAAAGATCCTGGTTTTTCAAAATATATAAAAAAAAAGATAAAAGAATTACTTAGAAAGTTTAAATAAAGGACTTAACAATGGCTGAAGAAAATATAGATATTGTTATTGATCTTAAGGCAGATACCAATAAAGTAAGCAGAGCTTTTAGAGATCTAATTGGAAATTTAGATAAATTAGTAAACAGCTCTGGTGGTAAAATTTCTACAGAATATACAAATAGATTAAAAAATGCAATAAACCTTTTTAATAAAGCAGTAAGATCTAGGTCAGAAAAAGAAGTAAAAAAATCTTCCAAAGTTATAAAACAAACTTTAGATAGTATAATAAAAGACCATAAAAATGCAAATCAAAAAATATTACAAGATTTAAGAAGTAGACTAACTAAGGCTAAAAGAATGCAACTTCAAGCCGAAAGAGAAGTACAAAAAGAAAAAGAAAAATATGACCAGCAATCTTTAAAAAGTTTTCAACAACTAATGGCTAAAATGGATGCTATAAGAAAAAAAGCATATTTAGGTAAAGACAGACAACCTTTGACAGGAAAAGCACTTGAAATTAAACAAATAGCAGAGATAGGGAAATTAATGAGTGCTTATAAAAGATTGCAAAAACAACAAACTGATGCTCATAATTTAAGAATGAAACAATCAACAGAAAGAATGAATGCAGCAAAAAAAGAAGGTACTATAGTTGAAAAAGAATTAAAAGATACTTTAGTTACCTTAAATAAGATGAAATCAACTAAGTCTATTTTTAATACTAGTAGAATAAAAAAAGAAAGTGATATAGTTGAAAAAGAAATTAATGATGTAATAAGAAAACAACAAGAGGCAAAAAAGAAATCTGGTCTTTTCGGTAAAGGGTTATTTAGAACATTTACCGATCTTAGAAGTGTAGGTTTAACTGTAATTAGCACACTTAGAACTATCAATAGAGTAATAGATAGTATTATAACTAAATTTACGGAACTTGATTCTGGAGTAAGGTTATCTGGAACTCTTATTGATGATATGACTTTGCATTCAATTGGGGGATTTAAGGCATTAGCAAATCAAGCAAAAGATATATCTTATAAATTTGGAGTAGAAATTCCAACAGCTACAAATGCTATGTATAAGGCTTTAACATCTGGCGTTGAAGCTGCAAATTTAGAACCAGTCCTTGATATCGGTGCAAAGTTATCAATTGGTGGTAGGGCAGAGTTTGATACAGTTGTTGATGGTATCACATCTTTAGTAAATGCTTATGATGAGTTAAATTATGTTCAAGAAGATGTAACTAGAGTATCCGATACTATGTTTACAGCCATGAAATATGCTAAGGCGACTTTAGAAGAAATATCTAATAGTGTAGGTCAAATCACTACCCAGGCTTCAACTTTAGGAATATCCGTCGAGGAAATTACTAGTGGTTTAGCAGCATTAACAAGAACAGGTTTACATACTGAAGAAGCCGCAACTCAATTAAGAGCATTAATGAAAAACTTATTAGATCCAGCAGAGGGTGCTAAAAAGATATTTGATGAATTAGGTTTAACTTATGGTTTAAATGCTTTTAAAGCTGAAGGTTTTATAGGAACATTAACAACTTTAAAGAAAACATTAGAAGAAAATGGTTATGGATTACAAGATGTATTAGAAAATGTAAGGGGTTTACAAGGTGCCTTTGCTTTAACAGGGAATGTTGCTGACGATTTTAATATGATAATGGAAGAAATGAACCTCAATGCCGAAACATTAGGGTTAACAACTGAGGCTGCTTATGAAAAATCTGCGGGTGCTGTGGAAAGATGGCAAAAAAGAGGAACTGCGGCATGGAATAACTTTATGGCTTCTATTGGTGAGGGTATGAGTGGTGCTGTTGTTGGTTGGAATAAATTCTTATTAGATATGTTTGGATCGGCGGAACAGAAGTTTAATGTAATGGCAGATGAGATGAAAAAATTAGGGTCGTCATCTAAACTTCTTACTAAGGTTTTTGGGGAAAAAGGTGAGTTAATCACACCAGAATTAATTAATAATACGGAAAAATTTAATAATATTATTGGAATTATAGCAAAAATATCACCAGAGATAGCGGATAATTTCGCACGGATGGCTGAAGATATTAGGCAAGGTAAAAAAGGTTTTGAAGATATGAAAAACCTATTCTCTGGGTATGAGGGTGGTTTTGATGTTTTTAAATTAGATAAATTACCAGAGGCTTTAAAGCAACTATCAAAATCTGTTGGAGAAGTATTAAGAGATAGTACAAAAGATTTATATAAAGAAACAAATATAAAGGGGCTTAAAAAAGTTTTTAATACTATATTTAAATATGCAAAAGATGCTAGCGGAGAGCAGTTTAGAGATTTTTTAGAACAGCTTAGAAACATGAATATTACTGCAGACACAGGATATATGACTACAGGAGCAATGGATGAAACAAATGCCCAATTTATTCTCGATGCTTACCAAGATATATTTGGAAAAATAGGTGAGGTAGAACAAGAAACCTTATTTAATATTTTTAAAAGTTTAGATGCAAACATTATCCAATCTTTATCAAAAACAAATGATATGATTATAGCAGGAATTTCATCTTTTGAAGATGCAGGTAGTGGGTCAGGATTAGCATTTATAAATAACTTTTTAGATCAAATACAAGCTAAGAAATCATTAATAGTAGAAGATGTAGTTTCTTACGTTTCGGATTCGCTAGGATCTTTAGGAATTAGTAATCAAACTATTTTAGAATCTACAACACAAGAACTAGAAACATCTCTTAGTAAAAATATACCAGATTTAAATAGATTACTTGATAAATTAAATATTACTTATAGTGAATTTGTAGATAAAATGAAAGCAAGTGTATTATTAGAAAAAACTATTGCAGAAATATCTTCAGCTTCAGGTGAAGAAAAAGTAAAATTAGCTCAAGATACTTTAAAATATATAAAAGAAGAATTGCATTTAACTGGTAAAGTTGCTAAAGAATATGAATTACAAATTAAAAGCATATTAGAAATAGAGGATACTAAAGAAAAAATATTAGAAATAGAAAAAGAATTAACAATAGAAGGTAAAAACAAAGAAGAAGCCGAAAAAGGTGCTAATGACTATTTACAAGATAGAATTAAAAGTCTTTTAGATGCAAAGAAAATAATTATTGATATGAATAAATTATCTTCAGGTCAAGAAACTTCATTTTCGGTAAAAAATGTAGGTGATATACAAAATATAAAAAATATGTTTGGGGATTTAGGTTTTTCTCTTCCAGAATTAGTTACCCCAGAACAAAGAGATAGAGTTTATAATTATATTCAAGAACAAATAGATGGTTTTCAAGAAATATTAAATATTAGAACAGGTCAACTTCAAACTGAAGATGAATTAGAGGATGGTTTAAGTGATCAAGAAGAAGCTATAAAAGAAATGTTAGCTAATATATCAAATATAGATTTTTCCGCTAAAATTAGTGCAGGGTTAGATTTAGAAAACTTAAAAGGTGCGGAAAGGGATGTAAAGAGAACTTTAAAAACTTATGCAGAAAGTTTTAAATCGAGTATTGAAAAAGAGGGCGGGCAAGATATGGATGTTCAAGCCTTTTTAAGTCAAGTTGAAATGTCTGGTTTAAGTGATGCCGCAAAACAATTTAAGTGGGTAGATACAGTAGCAAGTAAATTTGCAGAAATATCAAATTACATGGAAGAAACTGGAATAGATGCATCTAATATGTCGGATGAATTAAGAGGTTTATTTGATGGTAAAGATATGGAGTTTGAAACTTTTGATAGGTTATGGCAATTAATGCATGAAACTGGGCAAATTGGCGAACAGATGATTAGTGAATTGGAACAAGAGCAACAAGCAGCTATTGAGAAAATAATGGCAAGTGAAAAAATGTCAAATAGTGAAAAAATAAGAATGATAGATGATTTAAATGAACACTACGCAAGGGAAAGGTTAAGAGTAGAAAAAGAAGTAGCTAGAGATGTTTTAGCCCAAGCATTAAGAGTAGGAGATGAAAAGAAAAAAATTATTGATACTATTGTAGATGCAAATTATGAAGAAGCTACAATAAATAACACAATTCAAGAAATAATGGAAAACCAGAAATTAAGTTTAAATGATAAAATAGCTTTATTAGTACAAATACAAAAATTGGCCATAGCAGAATACGAGTCGCAACAAGCAATTTTAAGTGCACAAATAGCATCGGAAACAGAAAGTTTAACTCAACTGCTTTTAGCAGCTGAGGGGGGTACTAAAACATCTACTTTAGTTAGTGGCGGAGGTTTAAGAGGAGAAAGTGGGGAAGCAGATGAAAATATTACAAGTGGTGAAGTAATAGAAACTAGTAAAAAAAGAATAGATGCAAAGATAAAAGAATTAACAAATAAACATAAGGAGAATCAAGCTATTATAGATGCTACCAATAACGCAATAGAAACACTTGAAACACAAAAAGTTACAAAAAGAGAAACTGTATCTCTAGAAAAAGGTTTCGATGATGGCGGAGGCGATACTGGTGGAGGTTTTACAGGATCATCAACTGGAACATGGGAGATTGATTGGACTTATTGGACTCATTGGGATAAAAGCAGGATTACTTTAAAAGATTTATACGATGAGATGAGAGCTTTTGTTAGGAATAGTTGGGCTAATTATAATACTCAATTATTAGATTTACAAATAATTATAAATCCAGAGACAAATGAAAAGGAGTTTATATCTAAATGGGAAGCAGATAGAAAGAAATTAGATATAGAAATGGAAAAGAGTCGTCAAGAATGGGAAGATAAGTTAATAGATACTAGACAAACTAATGTAGAAAAATACCTTAAAGAATTAGAAAAAATAGATGAGGAAATACAAAATAGTATCGGAAAAAAAGCTGTACCTAATCCAGATCCTAATGCTGAGGAATCAATGATTAACCCTTCCGAAGTTTTAAAAGCTGCAAGGGCAAGTATTCTACAGGAAATAAGTAGTGAGTTTGGTATATCTGTTGAGGATTTTTTAAATAGATATGAAAATGCTGTTAGTCAAACTAAGAGAAATGATGTATTAAAAGATTTAGCAAATGTAATGAAAACAAGTACAGATACTATTTATACAATGACAGATTATACAACTACAGTATTAGATGAAAGCGGTAAAGAAATTGAGATGTCAATAGAGGATATGTTAAAAAGAGATGAGGAATTCAAAGAAAATATTTTTTATGCAAAACTAGATAAATCATTAAGAGATAATATAACTAGTATTTTAGATACTTTCAAACAAATAGGAGAATATGATTTAGATGCTTATGTATCTAAATTAGATCAAAATTTACAGAGATTAAATGGTGTTGTTAGTAGAGATTTTGAAACTGGTACTGGGGAATTAAGACAATTCCAACAAAGCCTTTATGATATTTATAAAGATATTGCTGGTCAAGATTTTACTGAAGGAGATACAGAATTCTTTGAAAGACGCCAGCAAGCAATGGAATTATACATACAACAAATGTTAGACTATGGTATTAATATAACAGAAATCATGGATAACATTAATACTACCTTTGAGGATATGAGTGATTTTACTGGCGAAGGTTTTAATATTAGTTCTACTCTTGATGAGGAAGGTAAAGAAGTTGAAACCTCGATGGCTAATTTACAACAACGTCTTTATGATATGTATTTAGATTCAACTACAGAAAGATCGGGACCTTATGCAGAGTATATAAATGATATAGAAAGTATGGATTATAATTACGAAAAGAAAAAGTTAGATATGAGAATAGAATACGGTGAGGAATATTTAGATAGAGAAATAGAAATAGCTGGTGAAATATATACATTAAGAGAAGTAATGGATGAGGAATATTTAGCTAATAAAAAACAAAGAGAAATACAATACCAACAAGAAGTGATTCAAGCAAGCGGTGATTTCCAAAAACAATATAGAGATTTAATGATAGAATATTTTGAGTCTTTACCACAACTAACAGAGGCACAACAAGATATATACTCACAATTTTCTGCAGAAAAAAGAGAAGAAGAATTATACGAAAAGAAATCACCTGCATTGCAATTAGCAGAGCAAGTAATGCAGGGTATAGAATATAATTTAAAACAAACTTTCGGAACTTTAGAAGGTTATTTATCAACAATTCAAAGTTTAAATCAAGATGAATTTGATAAATTATCTACAGCAATGAGAAATGAAAAGAGGTCATGGGAAGATATAATGAGTGATAGTGATTTAGCTAAAATCATTAACACTTTAGATGAAGGAACTCAAAGAGCTTTAAAACATTTAAAAGAAGGTGGTGATTTATTTTCTGAAGAATTTATATCTTCTTTTGGTGATTTATTTAACAAGGCAGTTGAAACAGGAGATGCATTAAAAAGTTTAGAATTTGATGAGTTTACTGCTATGTATGGCGGTGCAGAAAAGATTTATTATGATTCCGAATCACTTAGACAAATGTATGAGGAAGGAACTATTTCCGAGCAAGAATGGCTTGAGGCTATAAAGGATCGTTTAAGAGCCATGTTTGGTGAGGAGTTTGTCGCTAATTTAGAAAATCAAAAAGAATTATCTGATGGGTTGTATAAGCAGTGGAAAGAAATATTAGATTTGGATTTCGGTGCTTTTGGAGATTTAGATATTGATCCTCTTAGAGATATGTTTGATATAATGCAGGAAATAGCAAGGTTACAATATGAACAAACATTGAACGAGGAAGAAATAGTAAAACTAAGATCATTTGAAATAAAGCAATTAAAAGAAAAAAGAGACTATATGGCAGAACAGCTTAGATTAGCTACTGGTGAGGAATTTATAGGAAAAGTTGATCCAGATGAATTATTAAAGGAAAGAGAAGGTTTATATCAAAGATTAATAGCTATAAAAAACCAACTAACTGAAGGTGTAGATAAAGAGGGACAGCCATTAGATAAAAAAACTATTCAAAACTTAAATGAGGAAGCAAATGCTATAAAAGAACAAATAGCGGCAACTGAGGATTCTATTGAGAAAGTAAGAGATTATGAGCAGGCTAAATTAGATTTATTAGAAGCAACTCGTGCTTTAAGAGATGGTATATTAGAAGAAATAGATGCACAGAATAAATTAGGAGAATTAGCATTAAGAAATTTCCAGGGAAATTTAGCTATTATTAGTAGTATCGGTAGTTTGTTTGGTGCGGGTAAAAAAGTACAAGTTACTAAGCAATTATCTACCGATAAAGGAATGCAAAAATATAAAGAAAAGCAAAGAAAAATTTTAGATGAGCAATTAGAAGCTGGTGAGATTACACAAGATCAATATGACGCACAAATAGACGCTCTTGATCATATTGCTAAAACTACCAGGGAACAAGTTTTAACAGCAATGCAAGAGTATGAGGAATCTGTAAAAAATGTTTTTGGGCAGTTACAAGGTATAGCGGGAATTATAAATGATTTAATTGTACGTGGGGAAGGTATAGACTGGGATGCTTTCGGAAATGTGATGTTTGATACAATTGCTACAGCTTTAGGGGCTATTCCAGGTTTAGGTGTTTGGGTACAAGGTGCATTAAAATTAGCAAAAACTATCATCGGTGTTGTACAAAAAGCAATGGTTGATACTTCAGCAAGTCAATCTCTAAAAGAACAAGTAGAAGCTAATGAGCTTATTTTTCAACAGTTACAACATCAAAATGATTTATTAGATTTACAAAAGAAATTGCACATGGGGATATATAACACTATTGAGACACAAATAGATGCACAAAGAGAACTAGTAGAAAGTTACCAGGAAGGTTTTGATATTACAAGTGGGCAAGACGCCCTTACTAATACTGAGGCGGCTCAAGAAAATATAGCTGAGGCACAACAGGCTTTAAAAGATTTACAAGATGTGAACTGGGGTGGTCCTCTAAATTTAGGATGGGGTAGTGCAGATGATGAGTGGTTTGAAAAGTATAGAGAAATTTTAGAACAAGCAGGGTTATCATGGGATAAGTTTAAACAAGGTAAATATGATAAAGAGGAAGTTCAAGATGCACTGCAATGGTATATTGAAAGCCAGCAACAAATAATAGATGCTTCAGATGAGTATGCCGATGCGTTCAATGCTTTACTAGAAATGATGAAAGATGAAATTAATACTAGATGGGATCTTCAAGAACAATTATATACTATTTATGGTGATCAAGACATGGTTTTAGCATCTCAACTTAGTAAAATACATGAATTATTAGAACTTGATAAACAATTATATGAAGTAGATGGTACAAGACTATTAACACAAGAGGAAAGATTAGATTTATTACTTCAAGAAGCCGATTTAATTCAAGAGAACTTAGATAATCTGGATGCACAATTTAGTAAAGAACAGCAAATAGTTATTAAAAGAGCCCAAGTAATGGGATATAGTGAAGATTTTATAAATAATTTAAGATTACAGGCACTCGATGATTTAATAGCTGCTAAAGAGCAAGAGATAGATTTATATGGCAGTGATGAAAAATATGCGGGTATGATGCTTGATTTAGAAGAAGAATTATTAGACTTACAGTTACAAAAACTAAAATTACAGGAATCAATGAATGATGAATTAAGTAGAACAAACGCTTTATATGATGAAGAATTAAGAAGTTATCTAAGGTTAGTTATCGAAGCAAGAAAACTCAATGACGAAACTATGGAGTATGAAAATTTAGTAAAATCGGCTCAAAGATTATTAGAATTAGGAGTAACTCCAGATGAAATATATAGGTTATTAGGGATAGATGTAGATGCCCTAGGATTAACAGGAGAAACTACAGAGCCAACTGGTGATCTTGGAGAATTGCCAGATGTACAAGATTTATTAGATGATCAACAACTCAACTTTGATGCTTTACAGGAAGTTTTAAGCCATGTTGAGGACGCTATTTTAGACAATTCCCCAGATGCTTTAGAAGAGATTTTAACAAATATTGAAACATTACTTGAGGATGTGTTGATACCATTGATGACCAATATATATACAGAAGATCCTGTTGTTAACGATCCTGATGAGGAAAATACTGAAGAAGATACTGAAGAAGATACTGAAGAATTACCTACAGATATAGATATAGATACAGATATAGATAAACCTATAATACCTCCTGGAGATCGTAGTTTAAAAGCTCTATCTAGTGGTATTCAACCAGGTGCTTTACCAGAAAGTGAAATAATTAAACCTAATGATATTGGGACTTTAGTAAGTAGTAATGAATTATTGATTGAAAGTCTAAGAAGTTTACAAAACAAATTAGATACTTTACAAGGAAGTCAAGTTTTAAATAATATTGGTATTCAAGTTAGTGATAAAAAGACAACTAAAGTTACTACAGAATCCGATACTATTAGACAAGATATACAAACAAATAAATTATTAAGAGGTTAATTTTATGGGAATACCATCTTTTGAAAGTAATATAAAAAATTCATGGGCAGTAACACAAAATAATAATGTTGGAAGAGATGAAAGAGGGACTGTTGCGAAAACTGGGGTTAATGAATTAGTAATTACAACAATTCCAGTTAATTTAGGCGGTCAAGATAGAGAGTCATTACAAGATTTTATTAATTATGCTGTGTCTAATGGTAATGATTTAATCACTTTTCAATTGGATCATGTTTTTAATGAACAAAATATTGTTGATTTACAAGGTATAGACATACAAGCAGATGATGGATATACAGTTGATGTCAAATTAAAATATAATTTAATTGCAGATGGTAGTGAAATAATAGGAATAAAAATAATTTGTAATTATGAGGAAGGGTTTTTTGGAAACACTTTAAATATAGGTACAAGTGGATCGGGAAACGGGCAGTTAGATGATCCTTATGATGTTTGTGTCGATGAGTTCAATACTTTAGGAGTAGTAGTTGCAAATAGGGGTAATACACGTGTTGAAATATTTGATAAAGATGGTACATATTCTGCAAACTTTTCCCCATCGAGTTATCCCGATACTTTAGACTGTTCAATAAATATATCGGATTATCCTATATATGTAGGAATGGCAGCTACGGGTATGATAGTAGCTTATGATGGAGCAGGAAGCACGGGAACTGTATCTTTTGGGGGTTTAGGTTCAGGAGATGGTCTATTTCAAACTGGGGGTATATGGCAATTACGATTAGATCCAGTTACAGATGATGTTTATGTTTATGACCATATTGCAGATAGGCTTCAACAGTTTGATTATAGTGGGTTATTTGTAGATAAATGGGCACATTCGGATCTTTTTGAAGATGTAACAGGATCTACAGCAATTACTTCTTTTTGTATAAATGAAAATTTTATATATTTTTTAGTTAAAGATGCGAGGCATAATTTATATAAATATAAAAAAGAAACAATGGAGCTGCTTGATACAGTAGATTTCAAGGGTACATCTTATGGAGAACTTCAAGCATTTAAAGATATTAATATTAATAAAAATGATGGTTTAATTTATGTGAGAGGGACTGTTTTTGGATCCCCGAACACAATTGTTAAATATTTGGTTTTTGACTCTAAATTAGATTTTCAAAGAGAGTTTAATTTATCTCCAGAATATGGTGGATATGCATTAAAATTTGGAACAACAGATGTAGATGGAAAACTTTATTTTTGTGATGTAACCACAGATACAGTTAGAGTTTTTGAGCAGTATGACCTTGATGATAGAGGGTCTATTGAAGGTGATTATACAACTTCAATTAAATATTGCAATATTGAAGGTAATAATTTAAATGCTTTTGGCGGCACAGGAGTAACAGGTATTACTAATTCAATCATCAAAAGTGATAAAGGTGGTATTCATAGCTTGAACCCTACAGGAACAATGACAAATGCTTGTCAATATAATATATTTCATGTTAATGGGTGGGCTTTACAGTTTATAGATGGGGGGTCTACATCGGCTTTTAATTTTACTTTTAAAAATAACACAATACAAAGTACTAAAGGTATTAGTATTTATGGTACAGATTCTAATTTTGTATGTAAAAATAATATTTTAGCATGTACAAATGCAGCAATATATTTAAATAATGTAGTAACAAGTTTTACAATAAGTAATAGCTTAGTTAATGGGACAGTTACTTCTATAACTACTTATGAACCAGTTTTAACTAATTGTATAGAAAGTGTCAGTCCTTTTTTTAAAAGTATTATAGGCGAGGATTTTCATTTACAAAGCATAGCAGAAGATTATTCTGTGGATAGCCCAGCTATAGGTATAGGTGATGATAGTAATGATGCAGGATGCTATAATATGACTTATATTAATAATGGGGAATTAAATACAGTTGGAATGGAGATATTAGGTTTTGAGGTTGATATAGATCCTAAATGGAAATTTACACAAAAAGAAATTGTAGAAGATTATACAGGAAATATCTTAAAATATATGGGTTATAGAAGAAGAGTATTAACATTGGAAGAACAAAAAGGAACAATGATGTTAAGAACATTGATGAGATTACAAAAACTATTAATTGAGAAAACTCCTTTACGTTTTTTTCCAAATGGGAATGATGGTATTTATTTTGCAATATTAACTGAAGTTACTAATGATACAGATAAAAAAAGAACTATTTTAGAAAATTATTATTTTCATTATCCTGTTGATGAGGTTGATTTAGTTTTTAATATATTAGGAACTCCGATAGAAATAAATGGAGAAGAATATGATTATACTTTAACTATTCCAGAAACTACAATAACAGGTGATATTACAAGTGGTAGTGATATTATAGATAATATTGCGAGTACTGCAGGTATAGAGATTGGTACAATTATTAAGGCTGAAGATTACTTACCAAAAGACACACAAATTAGAAAAATAATAGATTCAAATTCGATCCAAGTATCTAATAAAGCAATGAGTACTTCTGCAGGAGAAACTTTAACTTTACAAAGTTATTACTTTTTAGATGGTTTTTTACGAGGTTTTTATGTTTCTATAGATGATACAGGAACTTTAAGAAATATGAGAATAGACGAGAATAATGAAACAACTTTATATTTAAAAAATAGTGAGTTATTAGGAACCTTACCTACAACTTCTACTACATATACTTGTAAAGTTTATTATATTTATGTTACTTTTGGGGATGAGCCAAATATAGTAGCTAACTTATGGAATAACAAGAATCAAACGGGGGATTTAAAAAAATTAGAATTACATGAATTAGAGGATAAGTTTGAGGTACAGATATGATGTTATTAATAGGTGGGGTTGATTATACAACACAGGCTATTGATTCACCTATTTTGGATGATAATGTTCCAGATTGGGGAGAGATGGAATCATTTTTAAATGATACTATGGATATAAAACTTCCTTTGAAGTTTTATACAAGTTTTGATTCTGCACAAGATATACCTGTTCTTTATTATGATGACTTTGGAGTATTATTATTTGCAGGTTATGTAGCTTATATTACAACAGAGTTAAAATGGGTAATAGTAAGAGCACAATCGAATACTACGGTACTGTTTAATAGGCATATAAGAGAAAATGAAATAAAATCTCCTTATGTAAAAGATAATTCTAATCCTGCAGATATTTTTAAAGAAAGTTTAGAACTAATAGGATTAAATGTTAATCAAATAAGTTATCAAAGGATGTGGGATCTTTTTGATGAACAAAATATATTATTAGGAACTACAAATGAGAACTGGGTAACATCGGAATATTTAATGAAGTTATGTGAAATTCTTTGTGCGAGAATGTTTATATATAATAATGAAATGTATTTAGAAACTTATGATTATAGGAATTCATTTCCTTCTCCTTTAATAATATTAAGAGATAAAGATTGGGTTGATTATCCAAAAATTCAAAGATGGGATCGATATGAAGCAGAATATAAAGGAACTGAGGTTAAATTTGGAGAAAGTGTTGCTTTCACGTATTCAAATGAAAGAATTCCAGAGAAAACTGTTGATATAAGTTTAAATACAGTAAACGGTTTTTATACCGATCATTTACCTACTGCACAGTATATAGCAGATAGATATGATCAATTACTTTCACAAAAAAGGTATTATTTAACAGGATCGGTAAAAATGAATATAGGGTATAATATATTTAAAGGGAGTTTTATTCAATGGGATGGTATTAATTATGCTATTCAAAATATAAAAAGAACTTCAAAATGTAAATTATTAATTGATTGTATTAGTGTTGAGTATTCCTGGTCTTTTTTATAAGGAGTTAAAATGGTAGTAACTAAATTAGTTTATGTGAATGGTAGAAAAATAGAATTACATCCAGTAAAACATAGTAATTATAACTATCAAGAATTTTGTTTAGGTATTTATAAAAATAATTCATCAAAATATGATATAGAGTGGAAGTGGAGAACTGAGAATATATTATACATAAATAAACCTTCTAATATGAGTGATGGTGATTATTATTTATGTATAATATTTGAAAATGCACTTGTAGTAGATTATATGTTTGTGAAATCTACAGAAATAGATAATTTAACAACACCCAATTTTGTTAAAATAAACTATTTAATTACAATATCAAGTGATAATATTAATTTTTTTGAGGATACGACAATAACGGGAAATATAGCAACAAGCTCAACTAGAGGTATAAGAACTTCCTCATTAGTAGTTGCAGCAAGTGATTCAACAACTAAAAGTAAAGTAACCGCAGATTATGTTTGCGACGGAGTAGATGATCAAGTTGAGATAAACGCAGCTATAGATATTTTAAAAAATTATAATACTACTTCAATACAAGGTAAAATTGTATTAATGGAGGGTACTTATAATATCTCAAGCCCTATACTTGTTTATAATAAAATAACAATAGAAGGTCAGGGTTATAGCACTCATTTAAAAAGAAAAGCTAATACAAATACAAGTATTCTTCAATGGGGAAATTTACTTGTTGATAATGCTATTATAAAAGATTTTTATATAGATGGTAATAAAGATAATCAAACAGTACCTGCAGTGGCGTTAAATTTTACGGAAAATGATACAATAACAGCAGAAAACATAGTCGTCGCTAATAACTATGGAAACGCTTTCTATAATCTATATAAATGTGTTAACTGCGAAGCTATAGCAGGGACGACGATAGGTTTCGATCATTGTAACCGATTAGTAAACTGCATGGCGGTATCAAATGCAGGAGATGGGTTTGCTGGTTGTATCCAAGTGAATAATTGTTATGCCTCGGGAAATAGTGCGTGTGGGTTTTTTACCTGTTATAGACTTGCTTCCTGTGAGGCAAGGAGTAACACAAACGCTGGTTTTCACACTAGTTGGGTTATTAGCAGTTCTCTCAGTTATGGTAATAATAATGGGTTTTATGAGTGCCGAATGATAACGGGTTGTTGGAGTTATGATAATTCAAACGATGGATTTCAAAGTTGCCGAGTGGTTACAGGTTGTTATTCTAATAATAATGGAAGACACGGGTTTAGGACTACGCACGAGGTTAGTGGTTGTTGGGCGAATAAAAATACAAATTATGGTTTTTATGATTGTGAACGATTGGCAGGGATATTATCAAATTTTAATACTAATGGAATGGGTAATATCGATTATGGGTCTTGTATTCATACAAACAACAACACTTCATCACAATGGGCAGGAACTAACACAAAAATTGATAATGATAGTAGTAATTAAATTAATTAAAGGAGTATACAATGAATGAACAAATAAAAACAATTAGGATAATTACTTATTTATTAATATTAATAATTATAATAATTGGAGTTGCTTTATTTTTATTTTGGAATAATAAAAATCAAGATATTAATTTATTAAAAGAATTAGTAAAAGAAAACAAAGAGTTAATTGATGAGAAATTTAATCAAAATATGGATAAAATAAAAAATTTGGAAAAAAGAGCTAATGAAACTTTAGGAAAACTAAATAATGATATTAGGGAATTAAAGGAATTAAAGGAAAATATGAATAAAGAATTAACAGTAATAAAAGAAAATAATGATACAATAGCTAAGGCTCTTGAAAATTTTGATAAAGAATTAGAGAAAAGAAAAGAACTTTTAAAAAAGATAGCAGAAATGTTAGGAATAGATTTATTTAAAGGAGAATTAAATGAGTAAATTATTAAAATTAATTATAATTATAATATTAATTTTTATATCCTCAATATCACAAGCACAAACTACTGAAGATATTGCTATTGAAGTAGGTATACTTGAAAGTGAAGTTGGATCGTGGTCTGGGTTTGAAATAACATCAACTGAAGCACAATATTTGTGGGAAAAGTTTGTAAAATTATGTGAAATACCTGAAGATGAAAGAACAGTAGAACAATGGAAAGAAATAATTAGAATAATATTATTACTACAATATAATGATATTGTAGAAGATGATAATGTTATTTTATTGCTTTTAACACTTCAACAAGAAAATATTGAAAAAACGGAAAGTATAGAAAAACTAATGAATGTTATTGAAACATTAACTAAAAAGTTAGAATCTAAAATCAAAGAACTTGAGAAAATAAGTAAGGAAAGAGATGATTTATTAAAAAATATAGAAGATATAAAAGTTGAATATGATAAACAAATTGCTTATTTAACAAACATTATAGAAAAGCTAAAAAATAAAACTTATCATATAGTTACTTTAACACCTACTTTAGCATTTACTAATGAATTTGATTTAGGTTTTCAATATTTATTTAATATCGGCTGGTTAGAACTAGGGGCAATTGTTGAAATCCAAAATTTGTTAGGAAATAGTTTAGGATTAGGAATTGGAATTAGCATTGGTATAAAATTTTAAAAACCTCTTGACTTTTAGAATTTTTTTATATATTATATATATATTGTCTATATATAAACATTATATATAGCTAAAATTCTTTTCTGAGGTTAAAATCATGGATAAATCTTTATATCAATCTGATGAGTTTAAATCAATGTACAAACGAGTTGTTAATAATATCAAAATACCCGTACGAAAAAAGACAGGAAAAGGGTATGATTATTTAGACTTAAATAAATATCAAGCAACCGTTTCTACAATTACTTGTCTAAAAAACAATCTTATCCCAGAGGAAAACCATCTAGTTTTAATAGGAGGTAATCCTTATATAACATGGGATGGGATGAAACATATTTTAAAAATTAATAATGTTTATTGGGAAACTGCTGAAGAAGATTACACGTATAGTAATAATGGAGTAACTTGTAAAATAAAAGTTAATTATTTATATCCTACTCCAGGTGTAAATGCATGGGATAATTATAATGAATTTATAAGCAAATGGTTAGAAAAGGGAGTTCCTGGTGATACTATAATTAATAGTATAATGCCTTCGAGCTGGGGTGTTGGTTTTGTAGAAAACAATAATAATTCTTATATGAAAGTATCTGTGGAAGGAATGGCTAAAAAGAGAGCTATTATGAATGCTTTTTCTTATTCACCTATTATTGATGGTACTACAGATTGGAATGGGTCTGGAGATGATATAACTAATGATAATGATAAAAACAAAATTGAGATTGATGAGAGTTTAGTCGATATTACACAATATATACTAATAAACATTTTCAATAAAGAAAAGGTTGATGAGTTAGATTCAAAATCTAAATCTAAGTTAAAAAAATGGTTAGAAAATTTAGCTAAAATTAATGTTGATGAAAGATCCCCAATAGTAGAGGCACAAGTATCAATTATAGAAAAATTACAAAAAAACGCAGAGATGCAAAAACCTGTTATGGACTTGTTAAAAGCTAAGGGTTTTCATAATATTTATGAAGTGGATCATATAACACATCTAGATAAAGTTGCTGAACTTATGGACAAATTAGAAAATAAAGGTGAGGAAGAAGCAACTTTTTAGGCACCTGATCTAAAAGTTCTTTTTAGTTTACGAGATTTTTTATAATTAATCTCTATATTGATAGCTTTATCATCGAGTATAACAAAAGTATATTTAACTAAAGGCGATGTTATGGAATTAATAACGTTTCTTTTTATCCAATATAATACAGTCATTGAGTTTGTATTTTTCATTTTAGCTAATGTAGCTGGGAGTACTAAAGTGTCAATATCAATAAAAAAGGGGGGGAGTTCTAGAAAATCCCCTTTATCTTTTTTACTTGTTTTATATTTTCTAAAACTACAGTATCTTGTTTTCTCATCGAGATATGCAAAAGAGATACCATCTATATACAAACAAGTAATACGATGTGTTTTACAGGCTTTTCTAAGTAAGGATCTTTCGATTCCTTTATGTTCTGCGTATATATCTTTACTACAAAGGAGATTGAAATCTACCATCATAAAATTCACCTCAAGGAGTTAATATTAGTATGAAACAACAAAATAATGATGTTGATGATATTTTTATCGGATTATTAATTAATGATAATAGTTTCATTGATAAAGCATTGTTACACAAAATTAATGAGAATTATTTTAATAAAATAGAATCTATGTTAGTATATAAAAGTATTGTAGAATTACAAAAACAAAATAATATAAGCAGTATTGATATTACTACTATTTTTGATTATATGAAAGATAAATATAAACAAGAGATGGAAAAACATAATATTACTGCTTATATAGCTTACATAGCTACAATAGGAACTCAAACGAGTAATTTTTATTATTATTTAGATCAAATAAAACATAGGAAGTTTAGAGAAATTCTATCAAAAAAAGTAGAGCATTTACATCGTAGTATTATGACAAGTAAAAATGAAGATACAGGAAATATATTAAAACAAGTTAATGAACTTAGTAATTTACATGGTGAATTACTAACAGTAATAAAAGATAGGGGTAAATCCTTTGAGGATTTATCACAAAGTTTATATAAAGATATGGAGGAATTTGAAAAAAATCCAGCCAAATTAGATTTATTAAAAACAGGAATACCAGAGATAGATAGAATTGCCCTATTCACAAAAGGGACATTAGCGTTAATATGGGGAAGAACTGGGATGGGTAAAAGCACAGTTGTTTTAAATATGGTTTATAAATGGGCTCTTAAGGGATTGAATATAATTTTTTTTGCTTTGGAGCAATCGGCTAAGCATTTATACTCACAAATTGTGAGTATAGTTGGTAATTTCAATAGAAGTTCATGGTTTAGAAAAGAATGTATTGATTACATAAGAGATGAAACTATGAATGAAAAGTTTAAAAAGACTTTAAACAGTTTAAAGGCATTAACTAATATAAAAATAGTCGATGACCCATATATTAGTGTTAATGATATGCAACTTGAGGCTAAAAAGTTTCATGCGGATATAGTAGTAATAGATAATATGAATAATATAGCTGTGAATCCTCGATATAGGGAACATGAATATACAAGAATAAGTACAGAATTAAATGCTTTTGCTATATCTCAAAATATGCTAATTTTATTAATACAACAAGCAAATAATTCTTTATATAGACCAAAATCACATGATAATTTAAAATATGCATCGGGTACAGGTGAGAAGGCTACAATTAGTATCGGAGTTTATTATCCTGGAAATGATTTACAATATGATCACTTGCAAAAAGATAGTTTAGATAGAAGAGCTAATGAGAATGGATTAGATCCTAACAACCTTTTATATTTATATAGTACAAAAGGAAGATATTCGGGGGCTGGTAGTGAATATGTGAAATATAATGCAAGAACAGGAAAAATAGATTCATTAGAGAAATGGAGTTAATTGTCGACTTATGTTAGAATTAAATAAAGTATATTTAGGTGATTGCCTTGAAAAAGTAAAAGATATAGAAGATAATAGTATTAATTTAATAATAAACGACTTACCATATAACATCGCTCAGGATAATAAGATAACTATTAGAGGATGTAGAAAAAACAGTAATAACTTCTTTACTAATAAAGAGCTATGGGGTGATAAATATAATGATAATATGGAAGAAGATGATTATATACAATTTATTTACTTACTTTCTGTAGAGTGTAAAAGGGTGTTAAAAGATGATGGAAGTATAATACTATTTTTTGATAGAGGAAGACCTTATTATTTAACACCTTTTTATACCTCTTTTAAGTTTAGGAATATGTTAAGTTTTGTTAAAAACAATCCTTTACCACATATTAGGAAGAATAATTATAGAAGTGGGTTTGAGTTGGCAGCTTGGTTTAGTAAAGGTAAGTATTATATCGATTTTATTAGTCAAAAAGAGATGGTAAATGTTTTCACTGGAAATATAGGAAGTCCAAAAGAAACGAAGCATCCAAATGAAAAATATCATTGGATGATTGACCCTTTAATAAAAAGACATAGTAAAGAGGGTGATACAGTATTAGACATGTTTGGTGGTTCTGGAACTACTGCAATTGATTGTATTAGAAACAAAAGAAATTACATATTGATGGAAAGTAATCCAGAATTTGTAGAGATGGCTAATAAAAGAATAGAAGTTGAGTTATCTCAATATCAATTATTTTAGGAGATTATAAGGAGCAATTGTCTGATGTATTTAATAAAAAGAACTCAAGATGGAAATATCTATTATAGGGTTGAAAAAGTTATTGTTAATAATTATCTATTACAAATATTTGTAATAGATAAAACTAATGATAACAAATTATTTTTTAAAGAATTTAAGATGGAAATAGATGAAGGTTTTGATGGGTTTAAAGCTATAATAGATAGATATATAGCAATGAATTGTATAATAGATCTTGAATTTTTAAAAGAATTAATATTAGAAAAAAATAAAAATAAGAGTTGATTTAAAAATAAACGATATAACAATTAAAGGAGTTTAAAAATGGCACAAGATTTAAATTCAACAATTATGACAGGTAGACTTGCAAATGATATTAAAGTAGAGGAAATTGAAAGCGGGGATAAAAAGTTTGTTATAGGTCAGTTTTCTTTAGCAGTAAACAAATATAACAAACCAGCATCTTTTTTCGTTGTAAAAATCATAAGCAAGAAGGTACCTAAACTTTTTGATTATCTAAATAAAGGAAATAGAGTTGCTTTAAAGGGTGAAATGGTACAAGAGCGTTGGAAAACTAAAGATGGAGAAGATAGAAACAAATATGTTTTTATGGTGAATTCAAGTGATGTTGTTTTCTTAAGTAGTATGGCGGAAAAAAGCGATGATAGTAGTAATGACAATGAAGAAGAAATCTTCTAGAATGATATGATGACAATAGATTTTATACGGTTTCGATTAGAATATAAATATCAAATACAAGCACCAAACAGAGATATACTTGAGAATAGATTGATACATTTTTTGCACCAAATCTATGATACGATAATCATTGAATATTTTATTATTCAATACAAAAATTTGTTGCATAAAATTGCTTTTTCTATTCTCAAGTCATTCAAAAATTATAGTTTTCTTGAAAAAGATGAAATATATGCTTATTGTTTTACAGGTTTGTTAGATTCTTTACAAAAGTTTAACATTAATAAAGGGAATAAGTTTATTACTTATGCTTATGTGAGAATAAGAGGAAAAGCAATTGATTTAATTAGAAAAGAATGTAAATTTTATGCTAAAAACTTTATTACAGATAATCCAAAAAAACATAAAAAAGATGTTTGTATTACAGATAAAGAAAAGATAATAAAAAAAGAAGTTGATGAAATCATTAAAACTTTTTTTCCAAAAGTAGCTAATATATTAAGAGATTATTTATATGATAATAAAACTTATTATGCTTTAGCTAAGAAATATGAAATGACTAATGGAAAAATAAAAGATATTATAAATAAAGCTCTTGAAATTATAAAAATAAAACTAGAAAATAAAGGTTATAGTAATGGCTCATAGTATAATTAAATGGTTTGGTGGTAAATCAAAGATGATAACTACCATTATAGATAAAGTTAATGAATATCCAAATTTTAAACTATTTATTGATGTGTTTGGAGGGTCTTGTATAGTAACTTTATCTGTAAAAGAGTTATTCCCTCATAAAACTTATTTTTATAATGATTTAAATGCAGGATTAGTTACTCTTTTTAGAGTTTGTCAAAATAAAGAAAGCTATGAGAAATTAAAACATAAACTATCTTATACTACTTATTCCGAAGAAGAACACGATAAGGCTTTTAGGTTAATCAAAGATGCGTTGATTAATGGTATTAAAATCAACGATGTTACTTTGGCATGGGCAACTTTTGTTTATAATAGAATGAGTTTTGCAGGTATTTTTCAAACACATACAAAAAGTGGGTTTGCAATAGATAGAAGCGGAGAACATAACTTTGCTTTGGAATTTGAAAATAAAATTAGGTCATTAGATTCTTTTAGAACAAGTTTAAACGGAATTACATTACTAAATAAAAATTTTAGCAAAGTATTTGAATTATTTGAGGATAATAAAAATGCATTATTTTTTATTGATCCTCCTTATTCAAAGAGTGTTACTAATAAACCTTATAAATTGAATATAGGCGGTACTATAAAAGATTGGGATGAGATAGATGAAATGGTGTTATTTTCTTGTTTGGAAAAAGTTAAAGGTAAGTTTATACTTACATATGATAATTATAATAAAAAGATAGAAAATTTTTGTAATATAAAAGTCATTAAAGAAACTTCTACAACATCAAGAGGTGAATCAAAAAAGGCGTTTGATTATTACTTAATTAGTAATTTTGAAAATATAAATCAAAACTTATTATTTTAATTATAAAGAGGGTGTATGCAGATGAATTTAGAGGAAAGTGTAAAACTAACCTTGCAGGAATTACAAACATTTGTTGATAAAACAAGTGATTTTACAATTCATGTAAACAATATACAATACAATTATGATAAAACAAAAGTAACTATACATTTAGTTGTTGATTCATATTTAATAAATTATCCAATAAATATTTTTATAAAAAATTTTAATAAAACGGGAAATAGTAACTATTTAATATTTCAAGATGATGATTCTTTTGAAGCTATATCGGAGATTACTTTTTGGAGATATTTATTTAAAAAGATTTACGATAAAATCGAAGATGAAAGACAATATAATTTTGATTATCAAATAGAAACAGGTATAACAAATTGTAATAAAGATAATTATAATAAAAACTTAATTAATTGTGTCTTTGGGATAGTAGGAGAATCGGGAGAAATAATAGATTTATTAAAAAAACATTTATTTCAATCACATTCTTTAGATATAAAAAAACTTAAGGAAGAGATAGGGGATCTATTTTGGTATTTATCCGAATTATGTAATATTTTTAATTTTAAATTTAAGACTATACAAGAAGAGAATATAGAAAAGCTAAGATTACGGTATCCTGATGCAGAATTTAAAATTGAGGATTCAATAAAAAGGAGAGATAAAAAATGAAATTGTTTTTATTTGCTAATGTATTATCACATCAAGGGGAAAAAATAAATTTCCCAGATAATACAATGCTTCATATATTTTTCCATAAAAATGATAAGAGAACATATAAACAGTTTTCTAAGGATATAGATAAATATGAAGAAAGATATAGAAATTTAAGGAATCTGTCAAAATCTCAAGGAATGGCAGAGCATTTAACAAACCCAGAATATTTTAATAACTTTATAAAATATATGGGTAAAAAAGGTTATATTTATTATCTACCTAAACAGAATCAAGATAGTAAATATTTTTTAACAGTTGTTTATAAAACATATAAACTATTGGAGGTTAGTAATGGTAAAAATACAAAGCTCATTACTTAACACAGTTTTACCTGCGTTTCGTAAGGGAGTTACAATTGCACAAGGCATAAAGCCAGAAAATGCTTTATCTATAGAAGTAGAGCATAATAAGTGTACGCTTACATATGTAAGTGATGAAAATGTGATGAAATATCATTTACACTGTGAGTCGAATGATATTTCAAAATTTACAGTTCCTTTTGATGGTTTTAATAATATTATTAATACTATTGATAAAGAAGCTGTTATTACTATAAAAGACAATAAAAATAAAGTAATAATTACAAATGATAAAACTAAAGCGAGGCATTCTTTAGTGCAGATTATGGAAACTATTGAACCTCGTCAAATTGAAAACGAGCCGATTTGTTCTTTTACAGTAGATCCTCTTATTTTATTTGATGCACTTGATATTGCTAAAATTGCTGTTGATAATGAGGCACATAGATATCCCTTAGATAGTATTTGTTTTAATATAAAAGACAAGGTATTAGCAATAGCAGCGACAGATGCAAAAAGGTTAGTTACAAGAAGTATTGATATTGATATTGATAAGGAGATAAAGGATAAATTTTTCATAATACCATCGAGGTTATTAAATGCTTTTTTATCTTTTTGTAAAATATCTCCACATGATATTACAGTAACTATCTTTGAAAATCAACTTATTTTCGAGTTAAAAGATAATTTTTATTATGCAGGAAATATAGGAGCTGGTGAATATCCCGATTATAAAATGGTTATACCAAATGATAATGATTTAACTGTATCTTTTGATACAGTTACTTTTCATAATACATTAAGAGAAATCTCAAGTTTAATATATATAAAACACTGTGGAATAATTATAGAATTTCTAAAAGATAATCAAGCAAAAATTTACACTTTAGAAGAAAATATAGGTCAAAGTACTTCAGAGATACCTTTCAAAGTTTTAAAAGGTGATTTAGAAGGTTATAGAACAAAAATAGATATTAAGTTTCTTAATGACTTTGTAGGTAAGGTGAAAGATGATGAAGTTATATTTAAAATGTCGAGTGAAAAAGCAAAACCAATACAAATAAGCAGTGAATCTTTAAATAAAGATAATACTCTTTTTATTGTAATGCCTATGCGTTTTGATGATGAAGAGATATAGGAGGGATAAAATTGAGACCGAATTTTAATATTAGTTACTCGGCTATATCTACTTATGAGAAATGTCCGTATAGATTTAAAAGGCAGTATATACATAAAATAAAAATAGATGCACCTCAACTTAGGATTGGTAGAGCAGTTCATACTATTTGTGAAAAAATAATAAAAAAAGAGATAACTAGTAAAAAAATACCTTCGGTTATTTTAGAGCTTTTAGAAGATGATGAAGAAAGAAAAGAGGCTTTAAAAATAATCGGAGGTAATCGGTCAAATACTTTTATTAAAGATTTAAAGTTGGATGAGGCATATAAGGTTGTAAGTGAAGAAGAAATTAACATTGAAAATGATGGTGTAAATTATAAAGGTATAATAGATGTACAAGTAAAATATAACAAAAATAGTAAAAAAGAACTAACTATTGTTGATTTCAAAACCTCAAAAAATACTAAGTATGAGTATGTAGATTGGTTACAATTTGAGTTTTATGCTTATTTAATAGCTTTAAAACTATTAAATGATGGGAAAATTATTCCAGATACTTTTAATTGTATAATATATTTTCTTAGATATAATTCTTTTTATGAAAAGAAAATAAAGAGAAAACATTTAAATAGTGTTCATTTAAAAATTACGAATTTGAAAGATATGATATTACGAGATGAATATTTTAAACCTAGAAGAAATCCCTTTTGTAAATATAAGACAGGGCAATGTCCTTTTTATGATGAATGTCCTTTATTTCTAAATTTAATATAAGAGGGTAATTAGATGAAAAATATTTCATATAAAATTAAAAATATTAATAATACTGTTGCTATGATAGATAAAAACAAAGAACCAGAATATTATTATAATTTATTATATAAAGATTTAAATGAAGTTTGTTTTTCGATGCTTAATAATCATTTTAGATTGAGTCGAGAAGATATAGAAGATATATTACAAGATTATTTTATAGGAACAGGTAAAAATAAAGAAAATAATTATTTTATCAAATCTATTAGAACTTTTGATATAGAAAAATATAATAATTATTTTAAATATGTTTATTACATTTTACATCGAAGAGCAATAAATAAATATAATAAGAACAAAAAGAATTTAGCTATTATTAATTCCGAGAGAATAGATGATGGTGATGTAGAATATTTTTTAAATAATTATATTAAAACTAATTATGATAAAGATAATGATGTATCAAATGAAGTTCTTGATAATATTATTATAGATAAGTTTAATGAGAAATTTTTAAAAATTATTTGTACTTCAAGTTTATTAACAGATAAATATGCTATAGCTCTTTTTATCTTTTTTTATCTTAATATTAATGATAGTCAAATAAATTTATCCAAATATTTAGAACCTATTATAGGTAATTTTAAGCCAGGTAGACTTAATATGTGTGTAAGAAGGGGTATAATAACTATACGAACTAATTATCTTTATATAAAAAAATATAATATTGATAATATGATAAAATATCTTCAGTTAAAAGATATAAATGAAACAATAAATAAAATATTACCCGAATATAAAAATTTGTTAAGAGATTTTTTTTTCAAGAAATATACTATTAATGAATTAGAAAATAAGTACGGTAATAGTAAAGTCATTGTAAATTACAGTATTTTAAAACTTTTTAATCATTACAAAGGAAAATACCATGAAAAAAGACACAATAACCGTGGAAGAATTACGTGGGGAAGTGAAAATTTTAGAAGTTTTGATGCAATATATAGATGTCAAGAAAATAGGGCATCTTTACAAATGTAAATGCCCTTTTCATGATGAAACTGAGCCATCTTTAGTAATTTATGAAAAAACAAATAGTTTTTATTGTTTTGGTTGTAAAAAAAGTGGGGATGTTTTTACTTTCATTGAATTACTAAGAAATTGTAATTTTAGAGAAGCTGCAGAATCTGTAGCTTCTTTTTACGGGTATACATTAGTTACGGGCAATCAAAACATAGATAAAGCTATAAAAGAGGCATTGAAAAAATATAATGAAAATGAAAATCTAAATAAAAAATTTAAGAACAATTTGAAAAATACAAAAAATAATAATATTTTAAACTATTTGAATAAAAGAAATATAAATGATACTCTTATAAATCTTTTTGAGATAGGATTTTGTTATGAGGGTCTATTTAATAATAGGATAACATTTCCAATTTATAATAAAAATGGTAAAATAGCTGGTTTTGGAGGTCGAACTATTTTAGAAAAAAGAATAGAACCTAAATATTTAAATTCACAAGAAGATAATGTTTTTAAAAAAAGAGAGCTTTTATATGGATTACATGTAAATAAGAAAAATATTACATTGAAAAAATCGGTAATTATAGTTGAAGGTTATTTTGATGTAATTCATCTTTATAAATTAGGTTATAATAATGTTGTTGCAGTATTAGGTACATCCTTAACTACTAATCATATTGATTTATTAGAGAAATTAGGTGTTGAGGAAATTACACTTATGTTTGATGGTGATAAAGCTGGTCTTGAGGCTACTTTTAAAAGTTTAAAAACTTTATTAAAATATAGTATTGATACAAAAATAGTTGTTTTACAGGGTAAAGATCCAGCAGAGTTATCATTAGAGGAATTACAACAGAATATTTTAAAAAGCATAAATGCTATTGATTTTGTATTACAAAAGTTTAAAAAAGGTGTTAACTTCGAATCTATTAAATCAAAAGAAATTTATGTAAAAAAGTGTATATCTTTTTTTGAAACTTTTAATAATACTATTCTAAAAGACTTAGTTATAAATAAACTTGCTAAAATATTACATATAGATGTAGAGGCTTTAAAGAATTTTAAATTGAATTCTAATATAGAAAAAACTATAAAATATGCTAAAAGTCAATATGTAGGGAGAATAGAAGAATCTATAATTACAGTTTTTATTTTATTTTTACATACGGATTTTATAAGAGAGCAGCTTAATGAACTTACAAAAGACATCTTTAAAAATTTATTTGTAAGAAAATTATTGACACTTCTAAAAAGTAATAAATTTACAAATGAAAATGAGCTTAAAAAGGCTTTATCTAAAATAGAGCAAAGAAAATTAGATAATATGTTAAAGGATAACATAGATAAATATAAAAATTTTGATGAGTTATTAATTCAAATATTAATATTAAAATTAGATTATTTAATAAGTTATATTAATAAATTAAGAGATGAGCTATCTAAAGAAAAAGAGGAAAGAAAAGTAAAAGAAATTCTTTCCTCTATAAACTCTATGACAATACAAGTAAAAGAGATCAAGAAGAAGATTCATAATCTATATGCTTCTTGATCTCCAGGAGGGTATGAGTAGAATTTAGTAATAATTCTTTTTCTCTTTTCTTTTTCTTTCTATATTCTCTTTGATATAATTTATTCTTCTTCTTATGTTCTCTTCTATATTTTTTTTGGTATTCTTTGTTTTTATTTTCTCTTTGTTTTCTTCTTTTTTGAATTTTATCTTTATTTTTTTGGTAGTATTCTTTATTATAATTACTAACTTTATCTTTATGTCTACGGTAATACCTTTTGCTATACTTTTTTTGCTTTTCTGGATCTTTTGATGCTAATATTTTATCTTTATTTTTTTTATAATATTCTTTACTTCTTTCTATTAATTTATCTTTATTTTCTTCGTAATATTTTTTATTCAATTACATAACCTCCAAATCCTCATATAATATTTTTACAATTTTCATAAAGAGAGTACCTACCCATGTTATAGCATAAACTTGCTCTCCTATATTTGTGTGGATAGATATAATTGATAACATTATTCTAAAAGAATTTCTTCCTATTTCAATTTTATTTTCATCTCCATAACATATCATAATAAATATTGCAATTTTTTTTATTTTAATTATAAATGACTCTTCTTTTATAATTTTTTTTATATATTCTTTATAAGAATAATTTTTCAATTCAAAAGAAACTTCTTGATATACTTTTTCAAAATCCTCATCTTCTAAATTATACATCATATCCTCCTATAATGTAAGGGGTTTACAGAGTTTAATTTAAAGAGAGCAAACCCGAGAGTTTTCGGGCTCCCCCGTGCTCACTTGCGTTTGGTTTTTGATAATTCTGTATTAATTGAGAATTAACTCTATCGGTAATATCTTTACTTAAAATAAAGCTACTCCCGCTCTTCTCATCAAGAGAAGAAGCGGAGAGTAAACTAAATTTAAAGATATAATAAGTAACTCTACTTTAAATTTAATCAAAAAAGGGAAAAAAGTCAAATATTTTCATAAATTTATGGATAAATCTTTAAGCTATAAAGGGAAATTTGAATAAAATTTGATATAAAAATCTATTATATATTTTAATTATATAAAAAATTTAAATATATCAAAAATTCTACGTACATGTACATGATAAATTTTACGTACATGTACTTATTAAGTACTACGTACATGTACTTAATAGAAATTTAATATAATTCTTTTTTAATATTGATATATATATTATATTCAATATATAATCTCTAAATTAAAAAATTTAGAGAGAGGTATGGCAAAGAAATAAAGACTTGTCGATTAACTCGTTTCGTTTTGTATGAGAAACGAAACGGTTATAAGTAAAGTTAAAGCATAATTAATCATTAAACTTAAAGTAAAGTAAAGATAAACTTAAAGTAAAGTAAAAACAAATTAAAAAAAAAGAAAAAAAAATAAAAGACACGTCTTTATACATCGTATACTAGCAAAAATATGCACAAAAAAAATTTAGTATACTTCCAAAATTTATATCTTTCCCTTTTCTATATTATCTAAAAAATTTTTTAAATTTTTTTTAAAAAAAATTTGAATTGTTAACATTCCGAAGTTAATAACCCAAATTTATAAAATTAACACATAAAAATTAATAAGAATACTTGACTTTTTTGTAAATATTTATTATATTTATATTATATATATGTGAATTAATACAGATTTATTTTTATTTGCATAAAATGGGTTAAAATTTGATACTTTTAAGATATTTAATATAAAAGTATTATTGAATATAACTTATTATTTAAATGCTTTTATTAAGGAGTTATTTTGTCAAAATTTGATATTCCTTTTAAGAAGGAAAAAAAGAAAATAAGAAAACACAAGAGAGATAGATTTATTGATATGGAAGATATTGTGTTAAAGATATGTAAGAAAACAAGAATAAGAAAAGCGGATGTTAGGGAAGTACTTGTTACCTATCATGAAGTTTTTATGGATCATCTTCTAAAAGGATACTCTATAATAACTCTTGAAGGTACACATTATACTTTTAAAAATTCAAAAAATGAAGTTAAACCTGTTTTAAAATATAAAAGAAAAATTATTGGGTTATTGAATAAAGAAATTAATTAAAAATAATTATAAATTTTAATTGACTTTTTTAAGAAATTTGTATAAATTTTTATATATATATATAATATATAAAAATTTTTTGTTTATCTTTTATTGATAAACAAGGAGGCAAATGATGGATGATTTAAGAAGATCTATAAAGAAAAGGAGAGAAACTTTATCTGCTACTTTTAGTTATGATGTTTATGAAAGGATTAAAGATTTTTCCGACTATTCTGGCATTAAAGTATCTTTAATATTAAGCGATATTATCGAGGCTAATTTAGACCGATATATAAGAGCAGTTAAGGAAGTACTTGATGAGAAAGAGAAAGTAACAAATTAATAATTATATTTTAAGGAGTTAAAATGTATTCTTTACTAAAAATATTATCTTTTATTAAAAGACTTTTTAGAAAAAAAAGTCATTTTTCGATTGATGCAGAGTTGTATAGAGAAATAGAAAAAATATGTATAAAGTATAGGCTTTTACCATCGTTTTTAATTGAAAGCCTTATAAGGCAGTATCTTCAAGGCAGGACTACAGCTATAGGTTTAAATCATTATAGGGAAATGATGGTAGAGCCTTTAAGAAAACAACCTAAAGTTGAAGTTAATTTAGTTGATTATGGGTTCAATCTAAAACACACAGGATTTTATAAAACGGCGTCTTTTATTATAGCTGTTGATAGAGAAAAGAGGATACTCTATTTTGAAAGTTCAAAAAGATACCCTATACTCGAGGAAATAGATAGAGCTATTAGAAATATATTTGAAGATGAGATTAAGGATAAAAAAGTATCTTTTAATATGAATATTAAACTAGAAAAATCTTATTTTAGTTTAAGAAAAATTTTAGTAAAGTTAGAAATAAAATAGTTAACTAACTTAACTATTTTATTTTTTTTAGTAAAAATATATATATATATTTTATATATATTTTAATTTTAAAGGAGGTAAGATTATGAATATGGATAAAAACCGTCAATTAGAGGGTGTTTCCGATAAATATTCTAATGTTTTATTAGAAATTTATAAAGAAGTCGATGAAACAGGAGAAATGCCTGAGGATGCTAAAAGTCGTATTTTAGAGGCACAGGAAAATTTCGAGGATATGTTGAAAAATCTTGTTAATTATATTGATGAGATTGAGGCGGATATATCTTTTTACGAAAAAAAGTTAAGAGTTTATAGAGATGCAAAATCAAAACTAGATAAAATGAAAGATGCTGTTAGAGATATTATTTTTACAGAAATGCAAAATCACGAGTTACAGGATATTGATTTAAAACCTCATACATTAAAAATTATGAGATCAGGTAGACCTAAAATTATAGTAGAAGATATAGAAGATCTTAAAGAAAGTAATGAAAAATATGTTCTTTTAAAACCTAATTTGGTAGCAATTCAAGACGATTACAAAGCAACGGGTGAGTTACCTGATGGGGTAGTGGCGGAGTTTAGTTATTATTTGAGAATAAAATAAAGGAGAAAATAATGCATAAAATATATGGTTTTTGTTATGGAGTTATGAAAAATGATGCAAAAACGATGATAGAAAAATATACTGCTGTTGTAATTACAGAAGATGGGCAAGAAATAGCTTTTTATGAGCATTCCGATTATAACGAGTTAAAGAAATTTTTTACAACAGAGCATAAGTATAAAAAATATAAAGCTATTTACGATGACTATGATTACGAATGGGTAGAGCTATTAGATGAAAATGGAAACTTTATTGAAGTCGATAACAAGGGATTTAAAGAGGCTCTTGAAAAACATAATGAAATGATAGATAAGTAACATTTTTTTATCCTTTCCGAATAGTATTTATGAGAGGGTAGTTTTTATTAATTTTCTATCCTCTCTTTTTTAAAGGAGTGATTAATGAAAACAATTAGAATTAAGTTTTTATTTTTTGTTTATATTTCTTTTATACTAATAATTTGTAGTTTTATTTTTAGTTATGGAGCTTTGGTAAGTATAGGTAGGGTTAATCATAATTATAATTTCTTATATGATGCCCAGGAGCAACTAAGAGATAACTTTGAGGGAAATGTGATTAATACTAAAATTATGTTTGAGAAAGTTGAAAGGTTGATTGAACTGTTAAGAGGTTTAGATGATAAATTAAGCTATGCAATAGAAAAGAACTTAATTAGTATTGAGGTTAGATCTACTTATAAAAAAGAATTAGATAAATACAATAATTACTTTGATACTTTAATTGGTATTTTAACAAAGGGAGTTAAATAAGATGGATGATAAAATAAATTTATTAATGAAAGATTGTATTAGAGATGCTGTTGAGGATTTATTTAAAAGATTATTAGTTAAAAATAGTTCTTATGGAGGTAGTGCGTTTACTATCGATTTTAAATTGGTTGATATTGATAGTAGGGCTAATATATCCCAAAACGAAATTAGAATTCTTATAAGAATAGAAGATAAAATCAACAGGATAATTAGAGGATCTTCTTTTGAAGATGAAAATGACTTAATGGATTTACAAGGTTACATTACCTTGTTATATGCAGTAAGAAAGTTTAATATAAAAGTTGATATAACAAGCGAGGTTAAACAATGATGAATATATTTTGTTTTATTTATATTAGAGAAGGTTATCCTAGATTAAATGGTTATAAAATATATAGAGGTTATGCTATGAATGATTTAGGTGTGGTTGTAAAATATGCAGTAGGCGAAGAAAATATAGTAAAAGAGGTATTAATGGGAAGTAGATCACGGCAAAAATATTACAGGTTATATCCTGAGGGGTATAATTTAATATGGGTTAACACTTTAAATGATAATAAGGATGATTTTATTGATAATATTAATGAAATTGATAATAAGGAATTTAAAAAAGCATATAAAAAATTTCAAAAATTATATCATAATAAGGATAGTACAAGGACTTAAAATTATTTTTAAAGCTATTTTTTAATTAAATTAAAGGAGGTACCTTATGGGTATTACAAGAGAACAAAAAATTAATAAAATTTTAGAGAAAGAAAAAGATTTTGAATGGGCTACAGACTCTTTTAAGTGTTGGACTTCTTCAGAGTTTGTGAGAAATAAAGTTAATGACTCAAAATTTTGCTTTTCCTCAAGTGGAATCAATGAAGTTTATCATTGTTCCTATTTTTTAAGTGCTTTTAGTAAGGATTCTCATGATGAATATGAGATGAATTCTAGTTTATTTATGTCTAAGTATAAATGTTTTTTAGATTGGTTGTGTGAACAGAAAGAAAAAAATAATTCTATACTAAAAGAAGTAGAAGAAATAGGAATAGATGGTTAGAAAAAATTAATTGAAGATAAAAATAAAGTAATTAGTATATATAAATATAATATCTATTTTTTTGATAAAGGAGTTATCTATGAATTTAAATATTATTAAAAAACATTATTTAGATAATGATAAGTTTCCTATTTTTATTGAGGTAAAAAAAGGAGCTGTTAATGGTAGATATTACATACCCACAGCTTTAAATGAATATTGGTCGGTTTGGGTAAATAATTGTGCAGAGAATTGGAATATGTATGAGGAGGATGCTTATAAACTAGCTAAAAAGATTGCAAATCAACTTTCAATTAATAATATCGAAAGTGAAATTCATTAAGGAGTTTTTAATATGAAAAATATATACAATAGATCTTATTATAGATTTAGAAGATGGTTTAGAGAACTACTAAAGAAGTTTCCCTTTTCTATAATAGGTAAACATTTAAAATGGCTTAAGTATAGTACTTGTAGTATTTGTGCTAGATCGGATAAATATAATTATTTTATAGTTCCAGATAGAGTATGGAATTATTTTTCTTTAAATACAGTAAATAGAATGAATGCAGGAGTTGTATGTTATAGATGTTTTAGTGAGTTTTGTGATTATAATGGATTGCCTTACTCTTTTGCTCTGACCCCGTATTATAATACTTATCCTGCTATGTATAATTTTGAAAGAGGTCGTTTAGACAAATGGAGATCCATAATAGAAAGTGAAAGTAAAGAGTATGAAAATCAAGTATATTCACAGGTATATGGTACTCCTGAAGATTGGAAATTAGAGGAATGGATAAATGAGAATAAGAAAATTGACTAAGGGTGAGTTTATGTTAATTGGTTTAACATTACTTGTAGTTGTGTTAATTATTTTGACTATTTTTAACATAATACCTGGAAGTATTTTAATTTTAATACTTTCTGGGTTTTTTGGGGGTATATTTATTACTTTTATATTAATAAATATATCTTTTAGATTTATGGATAGGAGATAGTTTATGGAAATAATAGTATTTGAAAAAGATGTTTGTGATCATGCATTTGATTTATATGATGCAAAGAAAATTAAAGATAATTTATATGTTTATTATAATATTTTAGGTACTAACCCTCTTAAATATGCGAAAAAATATGTAAAAATTGGAGCAGAAGGTAATGAAAGATACATGGTTTTTGATACTTATGAAAAGTGCATAGATGAATTGTCAAAACAATTTGTTAATTTTAGTATAACTGACTATAGAAAAAATGAAGATGTTACAGTTGATATGGGTACTTATATTAATAATAGAATACTTTATAATCGTTTACAAACTATGCATAATATAAATGACTTTATGGGTTATGATAACATCTCTTGTGAGGAGGGTTATAATGACAAAAACAAGAAGTAAGTCTTTAATTAAAGAATATATTGATAAAATTAAAGTTACAGAAAATGAGGTAAGAAAACTTAATAATAAGAAAAAAGAACTTATCGATCAAATCTCTAAAAAAAGTTCGGAGATTAATAAATACAAACAAAAAATTAGTTGGATGAATAAAAACTTTATAGATGATAGGGTTATCATAAGAGATCATGCGTGTGTAAGATATAGTGAAAGAATATTACATAGGGATTTGAAAAAAGAAATAAGTGATTTAATCACAGATGATATAAAAGAACAGGTTAAAGAATTGGGTGGCAATTGTAAGATACCTGTTGATGATGATATAAGAGTAATTTTTGTTGATTATCAAGTAATCACGATAGAATCAATAAAGGAGTAAATATGGAAGATAAGTATATTCATAAATATGTTTATAATGAAAAAGAAGGTATAATTGAGAAAAAAGAAGATACTTATGAAGTCGTTATAAGTATTGGTGGTAAAGAAATAATTGTTGGTAATATTAATGCCGATGATAATGAATTAGAAAACATGCTATCAAGAATAGAGGCACAAAAGAAAAGAGAGCCAAATATTAACCAGCCTATAGCTAAAGCTAGAGAGTATAAAGGGCATCTTACTGTAAAAGAATTAAGAGATAAGATAAAGAATTTAGATGATGATACTTTAGTATTGACTCAACGTATTGAGGATTTTTATTTTTCTACTTTAAATTGGGATTCTTTTTATTATCAAACAGATAAAGAATTTTTAAATGAACAGTGGATACCAGTCTTTAAAGCTATACATGTTAAAGATGAAAAGGTGTTATTGATAACACCTCATTATTAAGGAGAGTTTTATGATTAATATTAATAAACTTCAGTATAATGTTTATGAGATTGAAACTTTTGATGATTTAAAAAAGTTACCTGGGGTAGATCATTATAGTGTTACTAAGTTTCTTGAAGATGAAGATTATCTTAATAAAAAAATTACAGATTTAGTTTATAATGATAGTGATTATAGTATAAGTTGTTATGAAACTTTACTTGCAATAGGAAGATTTTTGGATAATGTTGATCAAGATTTTATTTATGATTTGAATATAGAGTATTGTGATAGATTTAAGTTTTATTATATTGAAGTTTATATTTATAAACCGTTCATTTAAAGAGCAAACAGAATTATTTTAAGGGGGTTGTATGAGTAATTGGAGACAGCAAATGATATTCGAAAACCAGTTACACGAGTTAAACAAATTAAAAAAAAAGGAGTACAAAAAAATGAAAGTATTTGTAGTATTAGAATATGATGATGAGGAAATGTATGCTTTTGTATCTTGTGTTTTCTCGACAAGAGAAAAAGCATTAGAATATATAACTACAAGACAAAAAGACTATGAGGAAGAGGAAATTTATATTAGATTTGATATAGAGGAACATTTATTATTATAATAAAAAGGAGAGAAAAGATGAATAGAATCTATGATTACATAGAGTATATGGGGGATGAGGGAATCAAAATTACAGATGATTTTATAGAAACTTATTTATATCATTATGAAAGATTTAAGATTGATTTTAAAAGAAGGCTTTTAATATTTAAGGATAAGATATTAGAGTATTTTGATAATTATACTTTTAAACAAGTATTAGAAGAACTAAATGAGGTTATTTGTTTTTATTTTGAGCAAATTAGGACAGAGGAGTTAGATAAATATGAATAAATTACTATTTATAATAGTGTTAATTTTAGCTTGTATGTTTTGTCATTGTGGCGAGTATATAAAAGAACAAACAGGATTTTTAGAAGATATAGATTGTATTCTAGATATAGAAATACAAGGATTTAATAAGTATGTTTTTTATAAAAATAAAGAGGGTTATTTAGATTATTTTAATTTAAGTAATTTTTCTATAAATACTTTTAAAGTAAAGTATAATAAATGTGATTAGGAGATAATGGGAAAAATAATGAAATATAAAGAATCAAAAGACATATTAGAAAAGCATTTGTTATGGTTATACGACCAGGAAGGCGGGAAAAGGGCTGACCTTAGAGGTGCTTACCTTAGAGGTGCAGACCTTGAAGGGGCGAACCTTAGAGATGCGAATCTTAGCGGTGTTAGCCTTATCAATGCGAATCTTACCAATGCTTACCTTAGAGGTGCGAATCTTACCAATGCTTACCTTATAGATGCAGACCTTAATAATGCAGACCTTAGAGGGGTGAACCTTAGCGGTGCTAACCTTAACGGTGCTTACCTTAGAGATGCAGACCTTAGGGGTGCAAACCTTAACGGTGCTTACCTTAGGGGTGCAAACCTTAGAGGTGCGAATCTTACCAATGCTTACCTTATAGATGCAGACCTTAATAATGCAGACCTTAGAGGGGTGAACCTTAGCGGTGCTAAGCTTAGCGGTGCAGACCTTACCAATGCTTACCTTACTAATGCTTACCTTACTAATGCAGACCTTAGAGATGCGAATGTTTACAATACAAATATAAAAACTATTCAAAATGTTTACAAGTTTCATATTTACTATACAGATGTAATATGCCAAATAGGATGTTTAAACAAGACTTGGGAAGAATGGGAAAAAATTATCAATTCTGAAAGAGAATTGGAAATATTGAGAAAACAATTTAGTAGTAAAGAAGAGTTTGACGAGCAATTAGAATGGTTAAAAAGTATGATAGAAAAGAGAAAGGAGGCTAATAATGAATGAAGATAAGTCAAAAGACATATTAGAAAAGCATTTGTTATGGTTATACGACCAGGAAGGCGGGAAAAGGGCTGACCTTAGAGGAGCCACCCTTATAAGTGCTAACCTTGCATGTGCGGATCTTAGAGGAGCGGATCTTAGAGGTGCGAATCTTCCATGTGTTAATCTTACACGTGCGAATCTTGCTAATGCTAACCTTGCATGTGTTAATCTTACACGTGCGAATCTTGCTAATGCGAGCCTCATACATGTTAACCTTAGAGATGCTAACCTTAGAGATGCTAACCTTAGAGAAGCCGACCTTCAATGGTCTAATCTTACAGGTGCTGACCTTCGAGGAACAGACCTTCGAGAAGCTGACCTTCAAGGAACAGACCTTCGAGAAGCTGACCTTCAATGGTCTAATCTTACAGGTGCTTATCTTGCATGTGTTAATCTTACAGGTGTTAACCTTACAGGTGCTAATGTTTATAATACAACTATAAAAACTATTTTAAATATTTATCGATTTGATATATATTATACAAAAAAGATATGCCAAATTGGTTGTTTAACCAAGACTTGGGAAGAATGGGAAAATATTATTAAAAGTGAAAGAGAGCTTGAAATATTGAGAAAAGAATTTGATAACATAGACCAGTTTAATGAGCAATTAAATTGGTTAAAAAATGAATTGGAGAAATTCATGTATATGAAACCAAACCAAAAAGTATAATTTAATATACCCATTTTAAACTATATGAATAAATCTTAAAAAAAAGGTTGTATATGTTTAATAAGGAGGATACTGTGAGTAATGAATTAAAATATAAAATTTACTTATCTATATTTTTATTTATAATTATGGGTTTAACAGGTATTGTAGTAGAAGTTCTTTATACTGGTTATGGTACTTTAATAAAGAGTATAATAGATAATGGATTTTCTTTTGAAACTATTGCTACTAAAGGTAATAGTGAAGGATCTACATCTATTTTTACACCTTTATTATATGGATGGTCTTTTTTACCTTATATGTTTTTATATCCTTTATTGATGAAAATATTACCATCAAAGCAGAGTATTGGAAAGTTAAACTTTAGTAAGAATGAAGATATTAAGCATTTATTTTTTAAGATATTAAGATGGGTTATTTATGCTTTATGTTTTATGTTATTAGAGTTTATTGTTGGTTTATTATCAAGAAGTTTAGGTTATGTTTGGTGGGATTACTCTCATCTACCTTTAAATGTGATGGGAATTATTACTTTTGTTATGTTTCCAGCTTGGTTACTTGTAGCAATAGCAGGAGAGTTTTTTTATAATCGATTAATACAATTATTTGATATAATTTTTTATCCAGATGGGTATAATAAATTTTTGATAAACACAAGTTCTTTTATGATAGATTTAAAAGAAAAAGAGAGAGAAAAATGGATTAATAGGCAAGCTAAGGGGAGGAAGTAAAGTTTATAGAGTTAGAGATGGTAGGGTGGGTTTAATTAATTAAAATAAAGAGGGGTAGAAAAATGGTTAAGCATATAGATATAGTAAAAGGTTTAAGTCAATTAGAAACTGGTTCAGTAGATTGTGTTGTTACTTCTCCGCCTTATTGGAAAGGGTTTTCTTATGAAGCATATTTTAATTCGTACTTACAATATATAGAGTGGGTTGAGAAATGGTTGATAGAAATTAAACGAGTTTTGAAAAACGATGGGAATTTTTGGTTGAATTGTATGAATGATTCTGAAACTACCGTGAGAGCTTTTGATTTGATGAGGGTGGCTACCGATAAAGTTATGTTTAAGTTGCATGATACAGTTGTGTGGTATCGATATAATAGTCAACCTGCAAATACAGATAGACAATTAACAAATCAAATAGAGTATATATTTTGGTTAAGACATACCTCTGATGGTGTTTGTATTGATAAGAAAACAGTTTATGAAAAAAATCCTGAAGTATTTAAAACTAAGAATGTGGGGAATGTTTGGGAAATTCCTTTTAATAGTAATAAAAAGAAGTTGAAAGGTTTAGAGTTTGGTAGGAAAGAAACAAAGTCAAAGTGGGGTCATTCAGGTTTTCCCGAGAAGTTGGTGGAAACTTGTTTATATTTAACTACAAAAAAAGGTGATTTAGTTGTTGACCCGTTTTCGGGTTCTGGAACTACTGGTGTTGTATGTAAGAGATTAGGTAGGAGGTTTATTGGATTTGATTTATATAAACCTTATGTTGAGATAGCTAATAAAAGAATTGAAGACACACAGAAAGAGAAAGATGGATTAAATCTTGACACAATACATTGACACATAATTTGCATTTAAGTAAATAAATTGGATAAAAAATTTGATATAAAAAATTCGATGCTAATTTTTTTTTAATATAGATAAGTATTTAACATAAAGTAAATTAATATAAAATATTTAAGGTAATCAATACTAAGAGAGGTATAAGAATTATGGAAATTAGTAATAAAAAAGTAACTAAAAATATGTTAAAACATATTTTTAATGAATATTTATTAGATGTTTATTATACTTATTATGCTGCACAAATAGAAGTTTCTAATTTACTTGATGAAGATAAATATATAAGTGGAAATGTTATTACAGTTAATTATGATGGAATTAATCTTCATTTTTATATTTATATTAGAAATAATACATGGATTGTAGATTTGATTTATCAAGATAACAATGAAACTGTTGTTAATTATGTTAATAATACTGATTTAAATTTACTAGTTCGATGTTTAAAAAGTAAATTAGAAAATGACATCTCTTTAAAAAAAGAGGTTAATAGAAGAAGAAAAAAGCTACTGGAATGCAAATTATATGAGCAGAGGTTTGAATGTGAGTTATAATAAACAAAAGAATAAAGGAAATAAAAATAAAGTAGGTAGATATTATAGCAAAAAATATAATAAAGATATAGATGAGTTGTTTTTAGTATATTATAAGAATAAAGATGAAGTTGTATTAGAAGAGATTGTTAAGGTAATGCAATCTCTTGTAAAGTTTTTTGCGGACAGGTTATTTAATCAAGTAAGTTATAAAGGTCTTTATTACATGGTAGAAAAAGATGATTTTATTAGTTATGGCAATGTAGGTTTAATGGAGGCTATTTATAGATTTGACCCTTCATTTAATTGTAAATTTGTTACATTTGCATCTAGGAGAGTACATGGATGTATTATTGATTATATAAGAAAAAATAGTGGTAACAGTAGATATATGGTAGATACTGTAAAAAGATATGATAAGTTTATTGTTGATTATTATACTAAATATAAAAAAGAGCCTACCAATAAGGAAATAATAAATGAGTTGAAGATTAAAGATAGTACTTTATTCCTTATCAAAGCTATTTTTAGGTTTAAAAATCTTAATTTAAGGGGTTGTATATTTGAAAATAATTTTGATAATCTAAATGATTTAATAAAACAATCAAGTGCTAATTATAACAATGATATACCTGAGATTCAAAAAATCACAACACAAAAAAATTGTGAGTATTTATATAATTATTTGCAGCAATTAATGAGAGATAATCTAGATCCTACCTCTTATTTTATATTAGACCAGCATTTCTTTAATCACAAAGATTTCACAGCCATATCAAGAGAATTGAAAATAAAAGTAGCTAGAGTTAGAAGATTAAGAACAAAGTCATTAGAAAAATTAAGAAAAGTTCTTAGTCAAAACAAAGAGCAATTTTTTAATTTTGCTTACATACCTAATTATTTATCTAAAAATTAA